TATACTCTTCTAACATTGATTTCATTTCATTCAATGCCTCCTCGTCATCATTCTTTTCCTCCTTCCACGATAAATTCATTTCTTTAATATTTTCCAAAACTTTATTCTTTTTTTTATATTTATCATCTGTTATCTTCACCTTATATCGGTTTACCTTTTTCTTAGATTTTAACCGAACCAATTGTTTCTTCAATATCTTACAATCATATTTTTTATCATCTACAGCTACTAATACCTTATCCCCTTTATTAAATTTTTTGGGGTTGTCTTTTTTACTAACCACTTTTTTATGACGTTTTTTATACTGTTCAGGTTGCTCTTCTTCTTCTTCTTCTTCTTCTTCTTCTTCTTCTTCTTCTTCATCATCTTCATCCCCTTCTTCCTCTTCCTCTGTCCGTTCGTCCTCATAATAACCATTATCAATCATATATTGATATTCTTCGTCATAATCATAATCTTCATCGAATTCATCATCTAACATAGGAAAACCACCACGACCATTCTTATCACCAACCGTAAATATTATATTGAATTTCATGTTTTCTTTAGCATTTGCCAACATTTCTTGAAACGCCTCGTCATCATCTTCAAAATACTCATCGTCAAAATACTCTTCATCTTCTTCTTCTGACTCTTCATCTTCTGACTCTTCATCTTCATCTTCATCTTCTTCTTCTTCTTCTTCTTCTGTCTCTTCTTCATCCTCTTCCTCTTTTTCACGACTCTTTTTCTGTTTTCTTTTCTTATTTCCACGATTTCTTAAATTATATTTTTTATTAATCTTATTGGCAAGGGATTTCAATTTTTCATTTTCCTCTTCACTCTCGCTTTCATAATCATCCTCCGACGATTCTTGTTTTTTCTTCTTCATCTTTATTTCTTTTCTTTTTTTATCATTTACTGATTTTTTTGAAACCTTGCTACGTTTAGCCTTTTTTTTTCTTCTTTCTTTTTTAAAGATTTATTTTTTGGTGTATCATTGTTTCGTTCATTATCTTTTTTAGTCATCTTAAGTATATTTCTAATTTTTGTTTAAATTATTTTAATTCAATTAATATAAAATAAGTATTTAATCCAAATTAATTGATAAAAAACAATCTAAATATTATGTATTAAAATATTAAAATGAGTGTAAACAGAAATCCATCAAAAATTATAGGTATACAATTTAGTATTTTATCGGCCGAAGAAATCAGGAAAAATTCTGTGGCAGAAATAACAACTCGAGATACATATGTAAACAATAAACCGGTTATTAACGGTATATTTGATCCTAGAATGGGTGTTATTGAACCAGGATTTATTTGTCCAACAGATGGAAAAGGTTATATGGAAACACCAGGTTATTTTGGTCATATAGAATTAGCAAAACCTGTATTTTATATACAATATTTAAATACAATTGTTAAAATACTTAGATGCGTATGCATAAAATGTAGTAAATTATTAATAAATAAAGAGAAATATTCATATTTGTTAAAGTACAATGCAGATGAGAGATGGAATAAAGTATTTGCATTAGCAAGTAAAAAGAAAAGATGTGGAGAATGTTCGCATAATGGATGTGGTTGTTTACAACCGAAATTAAAGAAAGAAGGTTTGGCTACATTAATAGCGGAATGGAGTAGTAAGAGGAAGAAATAAAAAATTATGAATTTTCGAAAGAAGATGGAACACTAGTAATGAAATTGATTCCAGAGTTGGTAATTAAAATTTTAAGAAAAATTTCAGATGAGATGTAAATTTTATGGGATTTAGTCCAATATGGTCTCGTCCAGAATGGATGATATGTCAGACAATGGCGGTTCCACCGCCAGCGGTTCGTCCGTCTGTAAAACATGATTCACAGCAAAGAAGTGAAGATGATTTAACTCATATAATAGTAAATATAATAAAAGCAAATAAAACACTTCAAGAGAAGATAGAACAAGGTGCAAATTCAAATGTAATAGATGATTGGTCAACAGTTTTACAGTATTATGTGGCAACATTAGTAGATAATAAGATTCCAGGAGTAGCAGCAGTAGCGCAGAGATCAGGAAGGCCATTGAAAGCGATTAAAGATAGATTAAATGGAAAAGGTGGACGTGTAAGAGGAAATTTAATGGGAAAACGTGTAGATTTTAGTGCACGTTCGGTAATTACTCCAGATCCAAATTTATCAATTAGTGAGTTAGGTGTTCCACTAAAGATTGCAAAAAATTTAACAAAAGCCAATTACAGTAAATGCAAGAAATAAGAATTATTTAATGAAATTTGTATTAAATGGTCCAGATGTATATCCAGGAGCGAAGATATATGAGAAGAAAAATGGAGATTGTATTAGTTTAAGATATGTTGACAGAGAATCAATTAAATTAGAAGAAGGAGACAAAGTTCATCGTCATATTTTGAATGGTGATGCTGTATTATTTAATCGTCAGCCGACATTACATAGAATGTCTATGATGTGTCATACTGCAAAAATTATGCATATTGGAGATACATTTAGAATGAATGTTGGAGATACTAAACCTTATAATGCTGATTTTGATGGTGATGAAATGAATTTACATATGCCTCAAAGTGACGAAGCAGAAATAGAATTAAAAATTTTAGCAACAGTTAAAAATCAGATTATAAGTCCAGCAAATAATAAATCAATAGTAGGAATATTTCAAGATTCATTATTAAGTAGTTATTTATTTACAAGAGAAAACATAAAGTTTAATAACATTACAGCTATGAATTTATTAATGCATTTTAATAAATTAGATATAAATAATATAGATTTTTCAAAAGAAGAAATATCTAGTTTTGAAATTCTCTCTCAAATTTTACCAAATTTTTCAATTAAATATAAAACTAAAAAGTTTCAAGATGATGAAGACTATAAAACTTCTAATAATGTATTAGAAATTAATAAAGGTAATTTAAAAAGAGGTCATATTGAAAAAGGTATATTAGGTGATACAACACGTCGGATTATTACAAAGAATCTACAATGATTTTTCAGTTGATAGATCACAGGAATTTGTAGATGATTTACAAAATATTGTAACAGAATACATGAAAATTGCATGGTTATAGTGTAGGTATTAGTGATCTAATAGCAGATAAGAAACAAATTATAAGATTGTGAATGCATTGTTCAAAAGAAAACAGAAGTTAAATCATTAGTAGATGAAATTCATTTAGGTATTTTTACAAATAAAACTGGTAAATCAAATATGGATGAATTTGAAACACAAGTTAATAATATTCTTAATAAAGCTAGTTTTGAAGCTGGAAAATTAGGTCGTAAAAATTTAGATCAGACAAATAGATTTGTCACTATGGTAAATGCTGGATCTAAAGGTAGTGACTTAAATATATCACAGATGATTTCTTGTTTAGGACAGCAAAATATTGATGGAAAACGTATTCCTTATGGTTTCAGGATAAGAACATTACCTCATTTTACAAAATATGATGATTCTCCTGAAGCGCGTGGATTTGTTGAGAGTTCATTTATTGGGGGGTTAAGACCAGAAGAATTATTCTTTCATGCGATGGGTGGTCGTGTTGGTTTAATTGATACAGCAGTAAAGACATCAGCAACTGGTTATATTCAGCGTCGTTTGATTAAAAGTTTAGAAGATTTAGTAATTGGATATGATATGACTGTAAGAAATAATAAGAGTAAGATAATTCAATATAGTTATGGTGATGATGGTTTTGATCCAGTAAAAGTGGAATCTCAAGGCTTAGGATTTATAACAATGAGTATTGAAGAAATATATGGTCATTATCAGATGCCTAATGATAAAACAAAAGATTCAGTATATACGACATTATATACGAAACAGGCATATGGTAGATTTAAGAAACAAAAAACAGAAATGGATAAAAAATGTAAAGAATATATTGATTATATTATTGAGTCACGTAAATTAATAGTGGAAAAAGTATTAAAGAATATATTTAAAGGAAGTGTAAATCTTCCAGTTTCATTTGTAAATATAATAAATAATATAGCAGGAAATCAAGAAGAAAATGTTATTGTAGATATAACTCCATTAGAGGTATTTCAAATGATAGAAACTAATTTAGAATTATTAAATAAAATTCATTATAATAAGCCAGGTGATTTATTTAAAGTATTATATTATTATTACTTGAGTCCAAAAGAATTAATTATGCATAAAAAATTAACAAAAAAATCACTGGAAGTATTACTATTAACAATAAATAATAGTTACAAGAAATCGATTATAGCGCCAGGAGAAATGGTTGGTATGATTGCAGCACAGAGTATTGGTGAGCCAACAACTCAGCTAACTTTAAATACTTTCCATTTTGCAGGTGTGGCGTCGAAATCAAATGTAACTCGTGGAGTTCCAAGAATTGAAGAGATTTTATCTTTATCAGAAAATCCAAAAAATCCATCTTGTACAATTTACTTAAATGAAAATGATAAATATGATCAAAATAAAGCGAAAGAACATATAAATAGTTTAGAATATACAAAACTAAGAGAGAATAGTAGAAAGTTGTGAAATTTGTTTTGATCCAGATGATTTAAATACATTAATTAAAGACGATGAAGAATTGATGCAAGAATATAAAGAATTTGAAGAATTATTAGATGAATGTAAATCAAGTTTAGATGAATCAAAAGAGAAATCAAAATGGATAATTAGATTAAGTATGAATAAGATTGAAATGTTAGATAAAAATATTACTATGGAAGATGTGCATTTTGCATTAACAAATTCATATAATAACATATCTTGTATGTATAATGATTATAATTCAGATAAAATAATTTTTAGAATTAGAATAAATAAAAGTATTCAAAATGCGAAGAAAAAGAAAGCAAAGAATATTCCAGAAAGTTTAGATCAATCAGATGAGATTTATATGTTAAAGAATTTACAAGATGAATTATTAGATAGTTTAGTATTAAGAGGTGTAAAAAATATTAAAAAGGTTTTACTAAGAAATATTAAAAATTATATTACTAAAAAAGAAGGTAATTATGTACCAACCGATATTTGGGTTCTAGATACGGTAGGAACAAATTTAGTGGATATCTTAGGTATTGACGATATTGATTATAAAAGAACTGTCACCAATGATATTCAAGAAACATTTCGTGTTCTAGGAATTGAAGCAGCAAGACAATGCATTTATAATGAGATTGAAGAAGCTATCTCTTTTGATGGTACATATATTAATTGCAGACACATTGAAATGTTAGCAGACCGTATGTGTACAAATTTAAAAATGGTCTCAGTATTTAGACATGGTATTAATAATGATGATATTGGCCCTATTGCCAAAGCTTCTTTTGAAGAAACTCCAGAAATGTTCTTACGAGCAGCTCGCCACGCCGAATTAGATTTAATGACTGGTGTATCTAGTAATATAATGTGTGGTCAAGAAGGCAGTTTTGGTACAAAGGCATTTCAAATTATTTTAGATCATAGTAAAATAGCTAAGATGGCTGGAAAGAAATTAAAAGAAGAAGAACAATTGGATGATAAATTATTTGGCAACATTAAAAACGATTACTGTCAAAATATTAGTATCAATGATACAGCAGCATATATTCAAGAAAAAGATACTGGTGATATCGATGATGAATATGACCCAGGATTCTAAATTAAACATTTAGGTATTACTTAATTGCGTATTATGTTTATAATTAATTATTTTTATATTAAGAATAATTAACTATGTTGATATTTTTATATATTTTACATTTACAATTGAAAAATCATGTCAATGAAAAAATCTATAAAGGATTTTTATTTGATGCTGTTTTATACAGAACACCTGTATCTTATTTTTATACATTAAATGCTATATATAAAGATCATCCAATTTTAAAAGAACTTACACCTATTTATGTAAAAGCAAAGAAAACAACAAATTATCTAAAAAAAATAGTTTATAAATGGCGACGAAGAAAGTACAAAGCATATGACTGCAATACAAATTTATCTTTGGATACACAATTAGACGACATAAATGAAAAATATAAGATTACGCTTATACATAAGAAAACTGTATATAATTTCTATTTATTTGATTTACATAGAATGTGGTCACTTGCATTAAAAAATAGTGAAGAAATGATGATTAAACCATTATCATTTAAAAATCCATATAATAATATTGAATTTACCTATCTTAATCTTTTCCAGATATACAGTAAATTTATAGAAGCAAAAATGCAAGTTTCACTTTATATCCACCATTTTTTTAAATCTTGTAATTTTGATATTGAAATATTTAAAATAGCTTGTTTTCCATTATTAAAAGACAACGCTATTAATCAATTCATAAACTCCAAAAATTATGATTTGTTTTATAGTTATCTCATCAATTTAAACGAAGACTTTTCTATCAAAATGAATTATCTAGTATTAGAAGATTTATATTATTTAAAAAACAAAGTAAAAATATATATTTTATTAAAAGATGAACTTACTTATTATTTAAGATATAAATTTTCTAGTAATATTATTAGTAAACAGTATCACTACACCTTGTTATGTCAATCATTAGCTGGTTTTGATGGTGTAAGTTCATTGATTAAGCAAATAATGGAGATGGACAAAAAACAGTATATTGAAAATAATAGAGAACGGTTATTGGCACCTGCCACGTCTTCTGTTTATACACGACATTCTGATGAAGAAATGGATGTAGAAACAGAATATATACCTCCTTTCTCTGCTAGTCGGGAATTGCCTAGAACACCACGACATCCAAGTCGTTTGCCCCCTATTCCACCTACTACAACTACAACTACAAGTACAACCACCATACCTACTGTAACTGTTAATTTAAATGACCTTGAACCTCCACCATCACCTCCACCATTAACTTTTCCACCTGATTCAGACGACGATTTTTAAATTAATTGAAACTATTTTCTATGATATTCAATGTATAAACATCAAAATGCAAACAACAGAATATAAAGTAACATTACTAGGAGAAAAAAAAATAGGAAAAACTAGTTTGGTAAAGAAGTTGTATGGAAATTATAAGGAAAATGCAACATATATACCAACTATTGGTGTGGAAGTTACACCAATTGATATGCATGGAAATCAAGGAAAAATAAGAGTTAATATATGGGATAATGCTGGTGACACAGGATATAGAGGACTGAAAGAAAAATATCATATTGATTCAGTGCTAATAATCATATTAACAAATAATAGTGATGGACATAAAGTATTCGAAGATGAAATACCTGCAAAAACACTAGTAATTTATTTAAATACTCTTGAAAGTAAGAGCGTTGAAGAATACAAAAATATAATTTATAATGCTTTAATTAATAATTAATTATATCTATCTTAATTATTAACTTATTCTAATGGACTTAATGAACCTATTGAACCTAATGATAAACTTTTTTTAGAGTTAGACTTTGACCTGCTTTTAGACTTGGATATATCCTTCAAGTCTACAAAATTATGTTTATTCACATCATGTTTCTCCACATTATTCTCTTTATTAATATAACTATTTTTCTCTTTCAATTTCGTATTTTCAAAATAATTATCCGTCAATATAATCTCAAGCAACACTAACTCATTTTCTGTCAACTGATATTCTATATTCTGAAATGATAAAAATTTATTTTCACTGAATATAAAACTCCTTATCCTACTATAACGCAATATCTCATCACTTAATTTCCTATAATATAACTTATCATTTCTTTCATTTGACATTAAATTATATTTTGATATCTTAAATTTACATTTATTGTCTTTTGAATAAAAACACACACTAGCTTCCTTGCATTTTTTCTTATCCAATTCAAAACAATAATAAATATTATTAATATCTTCCATATCAATTAGTTTATATTTTGAAAACTCAATATATCCGTGCATTAATTTCTTTATTTCTTCCTTTATTTTTGTTAATTTTGATACGTATGATTTTGATTTATCATTTATTAACCTGATTAATGCTGTCTTTTTTTGCTTATTACTATATTTATTTATAACTATACGAAATAAAGATCTAAAAATATTATAAAAATTACTTTCAATTTTTATCTTCTTTATAATCGTTTTTCTTTTTTCATCTTCTGTATCTTCCATGATTATTTCATTATCTATCAACAATTGATTACTTTCTTTACTATAATTATTTATATTGTATATCATCAAATCATCATCATCCTTTTTTCCACTCTCCTCTTCTCCCTGGTGAATTACAGGAACTATCGGTATTTGTTGATTGGTTTCCGTTATTATACCCACTACCATATTGTCTTTTACTATCTTCATTCTAGGCTCACATAATATATTAGGTTCTATACGCTTTAACTCTCTTAAATTTTCCACCATTTTCACCAGGTTAAACAACTTATCACTATTTTCTAATTCGAATAAATTATTTGTATACATAAATGGTATATCAATTTTAATCATTGAAGGAGTACATGGAATATAATATTCTTTTTTATTCAATTCAAATAATATACCCACTACATTCGTATTTAAATTTACTATTTGTTTTTTTAATTTAAACCCATCTTTATCTTTCAACAATCCAATTATCTTATCCAATGAAATATTATTTACAAAATTATACTTATTCGTTGGCTTTCTAGACAATGCTGTGCATTTATTCATCAATGTTTTTATCTTCGGTAAATGCTGACTTATTTCATCATGGTCAAATAGCTTCTTCACTTTATACTTTTTAGTCCCCAATTTTTCAATCATACATATAGGCTCATAATAATCGTTCTTAGTATATAAAATAACCGATTTCTTTCTACTATCATAATTCACTTCATTTGTCAAACATATTAATTCAATTTTATTACTATCATCATCTTCAGGACTATTAAATAATATTAAATTAACACCATCATTAAAAAGTCCACCCTTACTATGAGGCCTCGTTATTATTTCCCATAAATATTTATAATTTATTTTCGCATTACTATCATTTATGTAGTCTAAGAAATTTTCATAGGCGCTAGCAACCTTTTCGAAATATTTTCCTTTCATTTCTTTACTAATTTTACTTTTATTCAGTTCTTTTTTAAATTTTGTGTTTGAATAGTTTTTTTTTGATTTTTTATCTTTATTATAAAATAAATCCACCAGGTTACCATTCTCATAAGTAATAAAATTATCAATGGTTACAATATCACATATTTTCTTTTTCAGAGCCTTCATCGTTAATTCAACTTCACTATGATTTCGTACACTGTTTACATCTATGTTTTTATATTCATCATTGTATATATAAAGAATTGCTTCTAAAAATGATTGTGATGCATTGTTTTCCACACCCTTCCTCATAACACAGGTTACGTTTGTTTTTAGGTTTGTATCATTTTTACTTATAAAACATTTATGTAAATTACTATAACCAAATAATTTTTCCATTTGAACAGAAATATATCCTAGTTGATTTTTTCCCAAAGGAAATAAAGTTAATAATGGATTTTCACGACCAATCTTAGTATTTTTTATCTCCTCAATTTCATTTCCTTCACCCATATCACATTTTGCAAATGCATTACGACGCTCTATAGATGGTTTAGGTCTTTTTCGCATCTTCCCCTTTACTGTTTCAAATTTAACATTTCCCTTTTCATCCTCTTCATATTCCGGTACTGGCCTGGCTTCGTAAAAATCAGTGAGGATATTAATATTATTTTTTACTTCTTCTGTTTTTTTATTTTTAAATTTTATTTGATTACCAACTACTTTGACTTTCCAATCTTCCGAATCTATTTCCCTTGGCATTGTATAACAACAGGGGACACACAATCCTTTTGGGTGTTTATCCACCTGATAATTTGGATAATGTTGTCTATATACCAATTTATGGTTGTTTCGCAGATTCATACGATGCTCACGTGCATCTGTAAATTCAAATATGCGTTTGCCTTTTGGAATAGTTTTAGATTTTTCCGGTATTATTGCATCCCAACCACCACATTTACCTTCATTTATTTCTTTCATCGAAATACTTCGTTGCTTTCCTTCTTCATCCCTTAAACACCAAAAACGAGGACAAATATAATGATGTTTTTTTGTTTCTGTACTTCCATATGTTATATGTTCATCAAATGATTTTGTACCGTTTTCTGCATCTTTTTGTTTAATATAAGCCAGTTCTTCATCTGTTAATGATACTGGTTGTTTTTTTACATTCCATGGACACGTTTTTACATAACTTGCAAATCTACCCTGTATCTTTGATAAATAATTCACCGTCTCTATCTTTTAATCTTTTTGTAAATATACCCTTCACACCAGATAATGGTTTACCTTCATATGTAGCCTCAATCTTACTATTTTTTTTATCAGGAGTAATCGCCTTTTCAATCACCGCATCCACCATATTTTCATCTACGTCATATAGGTCTGTTAACTTTTCACTGGTAGTACTTTTTGTATCATCTTCATCTTTATCACCTTCACCTTCACCTTCACTTTCACTATCCGATATATCATCATCGTCATCAAAAAGTAAATCATCATCAAGCTCACTATCATCTATGTCCCCTAATTCTAAATCATCTGCATCAAATACAACCTTATCGTCTTGCACACCAACAATATCATTTTTTTCTTTAAATACTTTTTCCGCCTCTCCTACAATATCTACAACCTCAATTTCCTTTATCTTATCATTTTTTTTCAATTTATCAAGTAAAGATTTGTTTTCGCCCGGTGAAATAAAAATAGATAGAATCGCATTCAAATATTTTTTCAAAAATGTAATATAACGAAAATTGTTAATATTTTCTATACGTATATGATTTCCAGATAATAAAACACCTTTTTCCAACATTGCCACCGATGATATAGTTATTGGAAATCCGGGATTCTCCTTTAATATTTTGCGGTTTTGAAAAACATTCAATTGTGTTTGTACTTCACCTACCCATTTAATATACTCATCTTTTGCTTGATCCTTTGTCAACTGAAAATTAAGCTCCAATAGCATCAATATTTCATGTTCCTTTTTATTCAAATTATATTGTTGTGTAATAAATGCCGACATTAGGGACATTTTATTATAATTACTAACTCTTTTGTATTTCAATGTTATATTATCCCCGCGTTTTTCAATTTTACTATTATCAATTTCAAATAATGTTGCAATACTATTACTATATTTATCAAATACTATCGGTTTGTCATTTTTTAATTTAATATTATATACTATATTATTAACTTGTAAATTTTGATCATCTATGTTTTCAAAAATATTAAATGTAAAACCACTTTGACGTATATAGTTGGAAATAGGTTTTAAAATATAATTATTTACTTTTTCCTTTAAAATATGTTCAATAAAATGAATATCGCGTTCTTTTTTAAATTGCATATGTACTTCTAATTCCCCATTTTGATTTAATTCACAAAATATGTTTAATTTTTCTTTATCTATTTCAGTATAAATATGATAACATATACACTTTCTTTTGACCCATCACCTTTGCCAATTTTAAAATATAATTTCGCTTGTTTGTTGATTTTGAATTAAAGTATAATGATGGTATTTTCTTTCCTTCTGTATTTTTTTTGTCTGAATAAAACCGATAAATATTTTCTATTTTTTTCCCTGGATTGTATTTAATCATCGATAACTCGTCGTTTGTTTTTATTAATTTGAAAATGATTTCCAATGGCATTTTTATGGCGTTTTTTTGATATAGTGTAAGCATTGCCTTTGTAATTCCTTCATCAGTATAATCTATTTTATTTGATGCCTGGTGAAGTAAATTAAAATTATCAATTGTTTTATTATATTTTTCGAATCTCTCAGTATAATCTTCTGCTTCTTTTTTGAATTCTTGCATCTATGATCAGGTCAATTGTTTTGATTCACGTATATTTTTTCTATGTAAAATCGGAAAATACATCATAAGATATTCTTCATCAGTCAATATTTTATCTTTTTGATTTAAAACATCTTCCGCAGTGGTAAAATACATTATATTATCTGTTATATCACCATATTCAAATAATACTTTGTTATTTTCCTGTGAAAAATTAATCCTTATATTTTTTTTAATTAAATCATCCAAATAAATTGCATTGAACGGATCAATAGGATAATTTAATACATTTTTCAATTGAAACTTATTTCCCAATGACATTAACGTTGAATATGTTTTAGACCAGTCAATTATATTTAAATTCATGAATTCATCATAATTATACATTTCTTCAGGTGATTTAATTATCTCATCGCATTTCGAATCATTTAAACCATCAATATTCATTAAAAATTGACATAATCTTGGAAACGTTAATGGTACAGAATTATTTTGTGTTAAAGTTTTAAATGTTTCTATACTATCCATTTGTCTTTTTATACTTGTAAATAAATACAATTCGTCAATCAAAATATTTAAATCTAAATAATTGATAATTTTTTCCTTTATGCGGCGAACAGTATCATCTTCATAAATTAATTTATTCACATAGTCAATTTTAATTTTGTCATTTTTTATTTTTGCTTGTTCTTCCTTTGAAAATATATTACTTTTTTTTGCCTTCTCTTCATCATTAGTAAAAACATAAATTTTTTCTATTTTTTTTGATTGATTTAATCTATATAATTTATATATTTTCAACATCTATATAAATAAATAATAGATTAAATTATTAAATGATAAATTTAATTGTAGCTATTAATAAAAAGAATGGTATAGGAATGTTAAATAAGATTCCATGGTATTTATCCAGTGATTTAAGATATTTTAAGGAAATAACAAATTCCCTGGGTAGCAATTCCGTTATAATGGGTAGGAAGACATGGGATAGCTTACCGTTTAAACCTCTACCAGGAAGACAAAATATTGTGCTAACTACAAATCCTACTACAATTGAAAAGAGAGTAGATACTACAGTTGCGACTTCCTTTGAAGATTTAGAAGATAAGATAAAAGAAATAGATTGTACTAATAATTGGGTTATTGGAGGGGAAGATATATATAAATATTTTATAAATAAACCAGTAAGAAATTTATATATTACGAGAGTACATAATGATCGTGAATGTGATGCGTTTTTTCCTGATATACCATCGCATTTTGAATTGAAATCAAGAAGTAAAATAAAAAAGGAAAATGGAGAATATTTTCATTATGAAGTTTTACAAGATCCGAATTATTTTTTTAAGGTTATGAAATAATCAATTATAACACATTAATCACTATTAAGAACGTATACATATTATATACTTTCTTAATTAAACATCATAATACGGATTATCTGTAATTGTCATACCACAATAAGGTTGAGGTTTGTTTTTATAATCTACCGGATGATATACATCTATTTTTTCCGCATTCTGCAACAAAAATTTAAAATTTTGCCAAAATTCATCTGTGTGCCCAACCGATTTAGTCATTATGTGACTTAGTTCATGTATAGCGACAAATGTCAATGTATTTTCATCGATAAGTTTATTACCATTCTTTTTTGTTGTTGTGCAAAATGCAAGCTTTTCACCCTTATTTTCCGAGTATGCCGTGAATTTACTAGTTGGTAACGTCTCGTTTATTTTTTGCGGATTAAAATTATCAACCAAACGTTTTACATTTTCTCTATCTGGAAATTTCTCACCCATATATTTCACCAATTTCTTCATTTTTACTGTTGTCCTTGCTAATAAGTCTGCAACCAATTGTAGCTTCGGAGTTTCCCTTACACAATATGTATTACCATCTTCATTGGATATAATACATTTTAAATTAAAAGCATCGGATTCAAAGTAAATTTTAACTGAGAATACTAATACAAAAACAACTAAAATATAGGCAAATATGTTACTACTACGCATTAATATATAATATGAAAATGTTATTTAAAAAATATTATATTTATTTATTTGATTAATTATAATATTTAACAAAATACTTTGGCACTGTTATTGGAGCAATGTTCAATAGTGCTTTGGTTCCAAGGACCAGTATGTCTTTTTGGGATATTAGGGTCGCCGCGCAATTGTAAGTTAGGATTACGGTTGCATTGTCCTACACTGTTAATACCAATTTGTTCTTGGGGAGTTAATAAAGAAACACCCTTCAAATGTCCCATACCAGATGGATTGCTTTTTGCAAACTCAGTGTTACTGTCTTTTGGCAAAAGTTCAGCAGGATCTTGCATACTAGCCTTCATTTGTCCTCCTGCTTGAGATGTGGATAAGCCATTGGCGGAGGCTGGAGATGATTCTTCATTTTCAACAGATGGTCCAACGTGGTTCATTTCTGCTGGTTTAAGTGCTTGCATGTTATCCAAAATCATACCTTTTCCACTTGAATAATTATAAAAGGCATAAATTAAAGCTACGGCAGCAACAATCATTAAAACATGACTTAAGTTTACTTTGCTCAACATTTTCTTTAAACTCATTATATAATTTTAATATATAAAATATTTTTGTATTAATTATAATTGTTTTCCTAAAATTAAACCCTCACCTATGTCATTACATATTTCACTTTCGGAATCTGAACTATCAATTTCATCGAGAAAATAAATTTGTTTTATTCTTTTTGCTTCTAAATATGCTTCTATAGCTCTTTTTTTTGCTTGTTTGGCTTTATCCCTGGCTTCCTTATAAATATTAATGTATACTTCACGTGGATTTTTTAAATGAACAGCATCTTCTTTTGTATCAAAATCTAAATTACCAATGTTTATTTCAGTTAATCCGTTTATAGTGTTTTTCTCTAAATTTAATGACTCTTTTTTTATAAACTTTTTACTTGGACCATTTTTATTATTCCCTAAAAATTTCCTAAATGCTGATTGAATTATTTTCGCTTGATTGTTTTTTGTTAGGGTATCTATTTTATCTAAATTATTCATCTTCATTTCTTCAATTTCACTTTTTACCTCACTTTCAATAGATTTTTTTTCATTTATTAAATCTATTTTTTCAACTTTATCTGCACCTTCAACTTCACTTACCTTACTTTCATCTTTGTTTTCAACTTCATATTCGCTTGCTTTGCTTATATTTTCAACTTCAACTTTATCTGCACCTTCAACTTTATCTGCACCTTCAACTTCGTCGTGTAAAGTTCTTTTTTGTGCTTTAGGTTTTTTATTTAATTTGATTAAACAATTGTTAAAATAATTTTCTGGTTTCACGACCATAACTTGTCTTAATTTTATTATCAAGTTAAAACTTTGTGCTGTAAATTTAATACCAGCAACTTCAATTATATTTACCAATTCACTATTATTCGTAACTTCGTTCAGTAACAATTGATTTTGCTCCTCATCCCATATTGAAAATTCATTTACACTATTTATTTTATCTTTATCTACAACAGTTCTAAGCAAAAAATTATTACGCTTATATGTTCTTATTGAATCATTCCAATTAAAATCTATTTCTTCCCTATCAGGATCGTTATGAAACCATATTTCTCGTTTTTCATAAATTAAATCTTTTAGTTTTTCTTCTAAATCTTGCACCCATAATATAAAATCCTCATTTTCATTCATAAATAAAAGATCACAGTAAACTCTTTTACCGCTTATATGAATACCATTCTTACTTTTGCATCTAGGTGTTTGCATTACTAGGCGTCCCTTGCTAAATAAAATTTTAGAAAAATAAGCCCCACCATGCATGCTTCTTGGATTTGCTAAAGTAATATTATCAAATGGATAATTTTTATCGGCTTTATGTTCTATGCTCATTAAAAAATGTTTAGAACTAATAATGCAAATTAGTACGCAAAATAAAAATAAAATATAATTGATGAATATGAAAAATATTAAAGATTTTATTTTAAAGGAATGTATTTCCGTGTTAGATAGGGAAGATATAAAAGAACAAATAAAAAATACAATGAAACCAATTATAAATTTATTAATATCACAATTGTATCCATATATTTTTGTTTCCATTGTCTTAGTATTAATTAGTTTCTTATTGATTTTAGCAACTTTCATAATGGTACTACAAATAAAATTCTTAACCCGTGTAAAAAAAAATATACTTTAAATATATAATGAAGGGAGGTTATCGTTTAAATTCTAAAAGCAAAAGTCGGACAAGGCACGCAAGGAGAAGGAGAAGTAGAGCTAAAGGGAGAGGGAAAGGCAAAAAAAAAGGCAGAAAAACACATCGCCGAAGAAGACGTAAACAAAGTGGTGGAGGTGTAGGTATTTTAGCAAGTTTAAAATCATTGCTAGCACCTGGATTATTAATTTTTACACAAAAAAAACTACAGAATCGCAAAACAGCGCGTAAATCCATGAAATTAAGGAAAAAATAAAATATAGAATTATATTATAATGTCACCAGCACAATTTGGAGGTAAACGCCACAAGCGAAAAGGACGCAAAACAAAACGCAGAGGTAGCAAGAAAGCACGTTCCACCGCAAAGGTCGGAGCAAAAAGTAACCCTTACTCTAGTAAATCCAAAGCCATGAAAGGACGTCGCTCTGGAGTATGCTACTACAAAAAGAAGGGTCGCACCTTGAAACTTAAGAAATAAATAATTTTTAACTTTGATACATTATTATATCATAATATGTATAATAATGCCGTCTATAACACCATATGATTTACTTAAAATACAAAAGCTTGCAGGAGATTCGCAAAAGGCTATTGATGATTTTATAGATTTACAAGATATTATGATGGAGTTCGATATGAATGAATTACAAAAATTACAAAATGATGCATTTAATAAAGCGTTTAGTGATGACATTTTACGCAGTGACAAAATTCTACTTGCTACCAATATTAAAACTTTAACAGACAGTATTAGATAAAATTATAGAAAAATTAGATAGTGAAGGTATAAAAAAAGCCGAAAGACTATGTAGAGTTGGAATCACTAATGTTTTAACACAACCAATATTTGTACGTGTTATAACTCCTTTTTTTGAAAGTAGAATGCAGAATTTATTTGAAAAACTTAAATTGCTATTGTCATTTGTTTTAGAACACAAATACTTAGAGGAAAAAAATTTAAATGACTATGTACGATACGAAGGTGGTGGTGACACTCGGCCCGACAACGCACAAATATTTAAATTAAGACCAGGATTAAAGCAAATAAACAATGCATTCAAAGAATTAGGTAAAGTATTGGTTAACCAATTGCCCGATGACAAAACGCCCGCTGAAACTGACTATATGGAAAAACTTGTAAAAAAGCAAAAAAAAGAATTTCAAGATATAATACTAAAATCACAGGTAAAACAAATAATAGCAAAATTAGACGAATTGTTTAAAAAAGCAAGTGAAAGTTCGGGTGATCAAGATGAAGAAATGCTTACATTAGAAATTTGTAGAATAGATGGTTCAAACTTACCACAATGTACCGCCCTTGTCAAAAACTTAGAGCTGCGTTATAAAGAATTAGACTATAAAAATAAGATACCAGAATTAGAAGCAGAAGTCCGGAAGAATAGAGAAAAGATAAAGATAACTAAGTACAGACGACCTAACGAATAAAGGAAAAGATTATCTAACTGAAATTAACGCCAAGGCGAATATAAAAGAAGCAATTGAAAACAAATTTAAAACGCATCCAATCAACAGTAGGAGGAAAACGACGAAAAAAACGAAAAACAAATAAACGAAAATCACGAAAAAGAAAAAAGAAAACTATTAGGAAAAGACGTAATAAAACTAAAAAAGCAGTAAAAAACGGACACGTAAAAGAAGAAAACGACATAAATAAACTATATAGGTAAATAGTTTAAATATAATTTAAAATTTTATATTATATGGAATTTCAAAATAATATAAAAGAATGGGTATCTATTGATAACCAAGAAAAAAAATACAAAGGCGAAGTAAAACTAATGCGCGAAAAAAAGAATTATCTCTCTGACAAAATATTTTCATATGCTGAAAATAATAACCTTAACCACGCCGTCATTGAAATATCTGATGGTAGACTAAAATTTCAAAATACAAAAGTATCCACACCACTTACATTTAAGTTCGTAGAAAAATGTCTTGTTGAAAAACTGCAAAATGAAGAACAAGCAAAAGATATTATTAAATATATTAAGGAAAGTCGCGAATCTAAATATGTTTCAGAGATTAGAAGAACTTATAATAAATAGAAAAATAATTTAAAAGCATAATGAGTAATAATTTATTTAATGAGCCGATACGAACATACTTATGAATGTAGAAATGATAAATTCAGCAAATGGTTAACAGAGCCATATGAAGGGATTTCGTTCTATAGAGATGAACCACTTTATAGAAGCAATATAGATTTTATAAATTATCTATCCAATAAACTGATTGACAAATTAAAATCATATAACTTGAAAATTACAGATGAAAAACAATTTAAAGATGAAATAGCTACATATGTATACCGAAATTCAAATTAATGTCACGCAAATATACTACAGAAGAAAATAATTATAATGAAAATGAAGATTTTACACTAGAGACATTTGTAAAAGAAAATTATAGTGAGGAAGAATTATTAAATAATCAATTAGTTAAAAATTTTTTAGAAGCAGAATTTCTTGAAAATTATCGTAAAAATGTTTCTAGTGGTATTGAATATTTACTAGGTAATTTACTATATGATTTAGATATGGATAATTCAGCATTATTGGGGGCACAAGATATTGATGATTCAATCAATGGTATTGAAGATATTGTCCTTGCTTATGTGGTAAGAGATAATGATCTAAATAAATTATTTGAAGATGAAGTCATGTTAAAATATTTAGTAGATTCCGATATGAAATCAATGGATACCGATAAAATAGTGAAACCAAAGAAAGAAAAAATTTTAATAAAGAAAAAAACATTTGATTGGGCCACAAAAACATATAAAAATAACAGTTAATTATATATGAATACTAATTTTAGTGATGGTGATTATGTTATAGTAAAAAAGGGTAATAAGATTACGGCAATGGGATTTAATATTAGTAAAGTAACAAATAAAAAGGGAAGCGTTGTGCCAGCAGGATTGCTTTCACAATTAATAAAAAAACACGATAAAGAAGATGTAGACACAGGTGATATTGACTTGGAAAAAAACGTAGTAGATGAAAGTGATGAAAATGTAGTGTCTGATGATTTATGGGAAAAATTATTAAAATTAGCATCAAAAGTAGAAAAAGGCAAAGAAAAACAAACAAAAATAATGGAAGAACAACAAGTACAGACGTCTGAAAAGAAACCAAAAAAGAAAAAAAGACACACTAAAAAAAAGGCACTGATCGTCAATGGCAGACGCACCACTAGACGATCAAAATCTAAATAAATATTATTAACTGTATTACTGTCAATAATATTTAAATTAATCAATTTTTACTCCATAATTCATTGTTAAATGGAGAAATCAAAATCTTTTCAATGTTATTTTTGAAATATTTCACTCTTTTTTCTAATAATAATTCTTCTTTAGTCTTAGGTATTGTACTAGTGGTACTCATTAAACTTAATTCACTACTAGTAGGATTCGGTTTCATACCAAAACAATTTACACCAAATTTAACCATTTTATTATCGATAAATCCACCATTTACACCCGGACGCCCACAATCATTTTCATGTCCTTTCTTTTTTTGTAATAAATCCCACGTTTTTTGCTGCGTTGGATACAATGCCATTTGATTATCTGACCATCCATACGAACACCATTCTCCACCTTTTTTATATGCTTCTTCTAATTGTTTATAAGATGCTAGCTTGCCATTATATGCTTTACACAATGCTTTTGCGTCATTGTATGTATACTTATTGTCTCCTATATGATACACTTCTGATTTTTTTGGTACTGGTTTTTTTTCGTCCATGATATCATCACCACTTATTTCTAAATCTATTTCAGGTGTTTCCGTAAAAAGATTTTTAATACCAGCGCGAATATTAATATTGAAAAAATATTGTAATCCATTTGCCATAATTAAAAATAAGAATACACCCCATAGTAATATTTCTAGCATATTTATTCCTCTACTTGGTTGAACTGAACCAGGTACCGATTTACCAGAAATACCTAAATAATGTAAAAGAACAAAGAAAACCAACAAAATCAGGGTAAGTACAAATAATACTACTGGTTTTACCTTGTATATTTTTTCATTTAAAGGATCAAATAAATTTGGTAGCGCTGTATTTTTTGATATAGTTACTGTATTTAAATCCATTGTATATATACATTATTGTATTTTTTTTTTACGATAGAAAAAACAATAAGCTTTGGGGGTTTTTAATTTACTATTATCTTTTACTTCCATAACATTTGTGTCATTAAAGAAATACCATTTACCGTTTGCATTTTTCACAAACGCGGTATAATGCCCTCCTAAACAACTACCCTGGTGATTACATATTCCATATAATTCGTATTTGTATGATTTATTATCATATCCAAGAACATACTCGGATAAATCTAAATCATCTAGATTGAAATCTACGTATTTTTGATTTTTTCGACTGTTATTTGAAAATCGTTTCAACGTACAGATTAATATTTTTGGAAGGTTCCAAAATAACAATTGTCTTGTCGCATTTTCTTTTTGTTTTGTTTTTTCAATATATATCGCATTATCTCCTTCCAATTTTTCTTTTTTCGTATACAAATTGAAACAATCTAATATACTTGGTTTTGCTATATTTGGAATAGGTAATGATACTATACAAAATGGCTCGGGTGTAATATTTTGATAGCTATTTGATACGGTCGATAGTTTTGACACATGAATACCATAAAACAAGTCTATTATTTCAGAATATTCTGTTTTATATATTGTTTTAATCATATCATAACATTTTACCGCCAATTTATCTTGTTTTGTTTTAATATCTCCTAATATATTCATTTCAAATTCTCTAAATAATGCATTATGAAAACATTCTATAAGAAAAGTTAAAAATTCTTCTAAGTCATTTTGAGCATAACCTGTAAAAACAACACGGTCTTTTACTTTTGCCACTTCCTGAACCTTTTTTACAAATCCTGATGGTCTAATTACACAATTTTCACTCCACATTAATTTCCGGAGTTTATCCCATTCTATTAATATCAATGTATCAATTTCTTTACGAATATGATCCATATACTTTTTTTTATCCAGGAATTCACTAAACTCATAAGTATGAGATAAGCACTGGATACATGAATTTAAAAAACAAGTATTTCCGAGATTAGCTAAACCAGTTAACCCCATATTTTCATATTTTTCATTTTGACGCTTGTTTTGAGACATATAACTTATATTTCAAATTTATATTTATATTGTTTATTTACATTTAAACATTTTATATTTAAAAGTATATATATATAATGAGTGAAAGACAAAATGCCAGGTTAATACGCACTTATATGGATTTGATTGATTCACAGACAAGTGTTTTCAATAATATGATTAACGCTATTAATAGACAAAATACAAATCTAAGAGATTTAATTAATAATAGCATTTCGTATGATTTAAGTAGTTTGAATGATGATATTAATGTCGGTACATTTTTTAGATCAGCTTCCACTTCCACTTCAAATACGAATAATCTAAATAGAAATAGAGAACATCTAGATAATAATAATAGACCGAATAATCGTCGCCCTCGCAGAATTGTAAGAAGGCATCGGCCATCTACTGGAACAAATACCGCGTTAAATACTCATTTTCCAAGACGACCAACTAGTTTATTTAATAATGTAATGTTAAATCGCCGACCGTTTACATTCACTAGCTTACAATCCGTTCCTATTCCAAATAGGTTATCACCCGTTCCTACAATAAATGATGTTTATAATTCTACAAGTACATATACTTATAGGACAAGCGAAAATACCTCAAATACAAATACGGATGCATCTGATAATATATGTCCAATTGATAGACAACCTTATGTGGATGGTGATGAAATTATTAAAATAAACCATTGTGGTCATACTTTTAGAAGGCGAAATTTATTAAACTGGTTTACACGACGTTCGACTTGTCCTATATGCAGATATGATATTAGAAGTCACTCAAATACTACAGCAACAACAACAAATACAACAACTAATACAACAACTAATACAACTCCCAATACAACTCCCAATACAACTGCAAGTTTTATTAATGAATTATCTAATATTATTAGTAATACTATGCAAGATGTATTAGAAAATAGTGATGCATCTAATAATATTGTAACCGCAGAAGTTGAATTTAATAGTGCAGTACCTTTTGAATTTACTGGCAATGTCAATAATAATAATAGTAATACCAATAATAATAATAGTAATACCAATATAAATCAAACCGATTCTTCAAATAATTTAGTACCGGGTGATGATTTTGACGATATTGTTTGATTGTATATATCCAATGTCCTCGCACTTGCGTCAGTTGCGTTTACAAATCGTGGCATCCAGAAAAAAGGTATGGTATGTGACCGCGCACTAAAATGTTTTTCAAAAACAGTACGATAATATAATTGTTCTAATGTTCTTGGCCTATTATTAAAAAATTTAAATCTATTTACTTTTTCATCGATAAACTCGCTTATCCCATCTTCTTTCACATCGGGATAAATATTCTTTTTTACATATTCTTGGACAACTTCAAACCATGATTTTTGACCACTAACTCCATCTGAAAATGCTTCTTTCCTCCTCCATAAAACCTCATCCGGTAACAAATTTAAATCACTCATCGATTCACGTAATAAATGTTTTTCACATTGATTATTACCCTTATGATATCTCATATCTATTGGTGCACTCAAATACGTATTCACAAAATCACGATCTAAAAACGGTGTCCTCGCTTCTAAGCCGTTTGAACTTATACTTCTATCTGAACGCAATACATCATGATAAGATATATTCTCCAATAAACGACGACATTCCATGTCAAAACTGTATTTATCCGGTGCGTAGTGAAAATACATATACCCACCAGTAACTTCATCACTTCCATCACCATTAAATATTACCTTACAGTCTGTGTTTTCGCGAATATATTTAGAAATCAAATAATTGCCTACACTTGCTCTCACTGTAGTTGTATCGTAACTCTCTATATTATATATAACTGTTTCAATTGCATCTAAAAATTCCCTTTCTTTCATTATTACCGATGTATGGTCTGATTTTATATAATTTGCAACCTTTTCGGCCATGCGTATATCTTCACTGCCTTTAAATCCTATACTAAATGTTTTTACATTTTTTCCGTATTTCATACATACAGCTTTAGAAACAAGGGCACTTATTAAACTGCTATCCAATCCTCCCGATAACAAACAAGCAATGGGTCTTTCTGTATTATCTACTCTTTTTTCAACCGCTTTGATTAGAGAATTTTTTATCATTTTTTTGTACATATTATTTTCCACAAAACCATTAAATGGAACCATATTCGGTTGTGCAAACATACTATACCTAGTCATATGTCCATTAACATCATATACAGCATACATACCCGGTTTAAATGTTGATACATTTAATTTTATAGATCTCTGCAGCTTTGTTCCAGTTATTTCAGGGAACATTTTCATTTCACTTGAAAATATCACGAGATTATTTCTTTCAGCAACAAATAATGGTCGTACACCATATAAATCCCTAGCTACATATGTTCTTTCACTTTTTTTATCATATAATACAAATGCAAATACTCCATCCAACATTTGAACCATGGTTTTAAATCCATATTTAATATACAAATGAATTATTATCTCACAATCACTATTGGTTTTTTTATTTTCTTCTCCTATTTCTTGATATAATTCTTTCCAATTATATATTTCTCCATTACAAATTAAAATGCAATCATCTGTTTCCAATGGTTGCAACGATGATTTATCATTATATCCATTAATAGCTAGGTGATGAAATCCATAAATATTATTTTTGTATTTTTTAATTACACTGTTTTCAGGTCCTCTTCCTGCTCCCTTTTTAAAATTCTTCCAAATATGATCATCATCAAATGTATTATTTATTATTGAAAATATTCCACACATTATTTATATTTTTATTTTTTGTTTTTAGGTGATTTTATTATATTATTTATTATTATATGAGTTTGCATAATTACGGAGTAGTCCCTTTAAAAAATATAAATAGAGTAAATGAGCTAAGTACGAAAATGGCGGCTCGGAATATTCCATCCAATTCATTGGAAACTAGGTTTCAGCCTCGGAGTGTCCCTACTAAACGTGTATTAATGCCAGTTGGTGAAGAACATCAACCTACTAGTGTACCACTTAAACAATATCCAGTATATGAACAACGATATACTTTTAATCCAGGGTCCAATGCTCCATTTTCCGGATACATTAATAAAGTTGACCATGAATCAAGTTTGAAAAATATGTTTTTCCCATTGCAAAAAGCGGGTCAAAGTAAGTTTATACCCGATTCACATTCGGATTTATATGATAATCATTATTTAACACATACGTCAAAACCAGTACTTATCGAAAACTCTAGATTATTCGAAAAACAACGACATTCAAATACGATTGTTCCGAATGAAAAAATAGGACACTTTTTATTTCATAATCACACACGTCAACAGCGCTGTGATTGCTAAGTTACAATGATTAATTTAATTTATAATCATATTTATAATGAATACAAATATGATTGATTTAGAATTTTTAGGTAATAGTCGCCATATTAAGAAAGACAATTCTATTGTCAACGACCATACAAAACAAACAAAAAAGGATATTAAGTTTTATAGAAAGCGTATATTAGAAACAACCAAAAATTTATTAAGAAATAAGGAAACCAGTCCAGAAATAAAAGGGATTTTTGATAAATATGTTGATGAATGTATAAAACATTTCAAACATGAAGATACTTTAACCTTTTATAAAAACACCACGGGTGAAAATAAAGATATAAGTAGTGAAGATAAAAAAAAAATTGAAGATAAAAAGAAAGCTATGAAAAAAGTCACCAGGCAGGATATTAATAATTTAACACAGGATATATTAAATAAGGGTGTTTACAATGAAAATAAAATAGAAGACTTCATCACAGTAACTAAAAAAACAAAAAAACAAATAATTTTTCCACAAAAGAAAAATATAAATTTGAAAGATCCAAAATTTAAGAAAACAAGCAAAGGTAAAGACAAAAAGAAAAATAAAAAAACTGATAAAAAATAAATATCATTATTTATTATTATGACTCTTTCAACATTATCAAAAAAACGTAGAAAAAATAAAAACTATAAAAAAAATAAATCCGCGCGTAGAAAAAGGACAAAGCGAAGAAAGAAAAAAAACTCCCGGAAAGGTAAGAAAAGTAAAAAAGTACGATTTTTAAAGGAAAATTGTGCTCCAAAACATAAAAATGAAGTTTTGCCATTTACTTGTTACTCGAAATCATCTATTCAAAAACTTAAAGATAGGTGGAATTTGCGTCACCCAGATAGACAAATTACCAGCGATGATGAGAAAACTATATGGCAAAATTTAAAAGCTGCCATGAGTAATACGTGTAATAAAGAATCTTGTTGGTTAAAGCAAATTATTACAGATACTGATGTAGATAGAAAAATAATAGATAGTTTTAGCCCTAAGGCACCAGATGAATGGAAAAGTCAACCGAATACATGGTTAAGAAGCAGTGATATTACGAAAGTTATGAAACAATATGAAAATAAATACCCTAATTTTCAATTTATAGGACCTTCGCCTATAGATTATGATACTCGTGTAGATGATAGTAATAAGTGCGTTTGGAATGAATTATGTCGCTTTAATATGTTGGATTTTTTAAATCAAAATATAAATAAAATTGGCATTGTTTTTAATTTAGACCCACATTATAAGGGTGGATCACATTGGGTAACATTATTTATTGATACAAAGAAAAAATCCATTTATTATTTCGATAGTTATAGTAATAAATATGAAGCTGTGCCAAATCAAATAAAGAAATTTGTAAAAACCATACAAAAACAAGCAGAAAGTTTAAATTTGAATTATGAATTTTATTATAATTGTAAAAAACATCAGTATAGTAATAGTGAGTGTGGTATGTATTGTTTATATATTATAGTTAAACTTCTTGAAGGTAGAAACTTTCATAAATTGATGGAAAATCGTATTGAAGATAATATTGTTTTCAATCTTCGTCAGAAATATTTTAATCATTAAATATTTATAATATACAAATATTAAATAAAAGATGTTTAATATTTATAATATGAATGATTTTACAAATCAGGAAAATACCAATTTAATATGGCAATTAATAAATGAATTTGTTCAAACCAACCATAAGGTTAAAATTAATGAAGATAATCTACCAGGCTTAAGTCAATTTTTTGTAAATACTGTAAATGATATTAATTCTAAACGATTTGAATATGATAATAATATCTTGATTTTAAATAAAGAAGTTCTAAGTCGTACTGCAATATATATTAATCAAAATATAAGGACCAATCAAGTACCTCAACAGCAACAGCAGCAACAGTTTAATAACAATAATATCAAATTAGAATATGAACGTAAAAAAGATATGTCCAATGGAATAAATAAATCACTACAATCTCATAAAGATAATTTTCAATCTTACCAGGTAAAACAACCAACCAAAATAGATTTTTCAGACAAATCTCAAGAATTTGAAACAAATCGCAATTTCAACGATACTTTAGCTCAACGCGAAGCAGAGTTAAAACGAATAACTGGGGAATACAATGCAAATGATGCAAAAAAATGGATAGAAAATAGTAATGGACAGCCGTCGAGTGAAAAGGATAAAGAGCCAAACAAAAGAAAGGTATCATTTAATATACGAGAAATAACTGAAAATAGTAAAGTTAATAGGACGAGTCAAATAAACAATATAAGTACCAATGATGATGTAAATGAAAATATAAAGGAAAATAAAGTTATTGACAGTATATTAAAAAATAGCAGTACTAATAGTAATACCACTGTGCCTGGTGAAAAAACATATATAAACCCTACAAATTTTTTTAATAAACTAAAAATGAAAAAAGCCGAAGATGAAGAAAATAATATTAATTCACTAACATCACAAGTAAATACATTAAAAAGTTTGGTAGAAACATTAAAGAATAATCAAAATGTAATTATGCAGAAGCTAGATAAATTAACATTAAATATGAATGGAAATAGTATAAGTGTAGATAATCAAGATGAAGCTACTGCTATTGCGTGAACAAACCTTTCATTGAAGTTATAATACTCGTTGAAATTATTACTATATAAGATATATAGTAAGTTGAAATATGAAATTGTATATAATTTATCATTTGACACACCGGATTTCCCAAGTACAATGAGTGTTTAATTATTCCTATCACGCCGTGTGAAATACACATTGAAATGTATAATTTAATTAACATATAATGCAAACAAATAGTAAATAATACCGTTATTATTGCTATACCTATAGGATTTTGTGTTATGCGTTTAAAACCATGTTTAATGTCCATATTGTATTTACTTGTTTTCAAATAAATATAATATTATTCAATTAATTAGTCAAAGACTATTTTTATCTTCATCTTACCTGATTTTTTGTCTTTATATTTTACTAATTTTCCTACCTTTACAGGTTTATTTAATTTTACACTTTCACTATCATATACTTCCATTGTTTTTTCCTTTCTAACAAATTTAGTTCCTTTTATAGGAATTGCTTTCCACTTCTTTGTTCTTACATTTAATTTTCTAGCTGCATCCTTTTCATCATCTTCAACTGCAACCTTGTAACTAAATTTATCATTTGTTGTCGTACCAACATGATAACACCGCAATTCTTCATCATTCGACATTAATGTATGTAATTGACAATCTATAGATGATTCCTTAATACATTTTAATAAATGTCTATTAATGTTTTCTTTTCTAAGGGATATTTCAAACAATGAGTAATCGCTACTGATTGGCTTACCTTTATTTTTACCATACTTGGAAATATCTTTTTCACGCAATTGTTTTGCATAATCACTTTTCAATTGCGAATCTTTAAAAACCATTAAATACATAAATACTTTAATATTTCTCATATCTTTTGGTAAATTTTGGTGACTACATATTCTGCGACCACGACCGATAACCTGATCAATTCTTACTGGATGCCAGTATGGTTCTACAATATGAATGAATCTACAATTCATCAAATTTATACCTTCCGCACCACTACTGGTAATCATCAATACCTTTATTATATCACCCATCTCATTATTTTCAGCGTAGGTTGCAAGTTTAGTAGATAAGCTAGATGGTATTTCACCCCATTGACCATTGTATATTAATCGCATGTATTCTCTTTCTTCTTCTGTTTCACTTCCAGTATACAATGCAAAACTAGGTTTGGCCATCTCTTCATCGGTCATATCCAATATCCATTCACCATCTTCTTTTTTTATTTTAAATCTACTAAATCCATTTTGCTCTAATATTAAGGTTAGAATTTCAATTCCTTCACACTTTCTAAATTGCGTATATATCAAATGAAGACCCTTATTGTCTGGATTTTCCAAATTCTCTAAAATCCTTAAAAATTTTGGACTGTATTGCTGTAATTTATCCTTTCTTAAATATGTTACCGCATTGTCTTTCAATGTTTTTAATGCATTGTCCAATTCTAATTTATAGCGCTCACTATTTAATAATCTATTTTTTGATAATTTATCTACGTCATCCATGTCATATCTACCATCGATATTAGTTAAACGTTCATTTATTGAGATCCCATCCAAAGCATCTTCATCCATTTCACCATTATTTAATACTGTTTTCACATCTGATTTTTCACCCGGTATTGGTCTTGCAAGACCTTCTGGGAAAACAAAATTGCAAAAGGCACGCGAAAACATACGATATGATGAAGTTGTATTTACATAGTCTACACCCTGTGCGACTAATTTCTGTTTTTTAGCATTGTTAAATTCTTTAGTACGCTCATTCCTTCTTATATTTTCATATACCTTAAACTGGTAATCACTCATTTCAATATTATCTATTATCACATCTGTAGCCTTGTCAAATTTTGGCATTAGCTCTTCACTTGGACTTCTAAAATATGATGTTAAACCTAATATCCGACGCTTCAATTTGTTTGAATTTTTTACTGTATCATCATCATTTATAAATTCACTTTTAAATGTATCTAATCTAGATGGTAATAATTCATAGTTTTTAATATTATATGATTCTATTTCAATATTTTTATCTTTTAATAAAAATTTAACACGATTAAACCATTTTACATAACTCTCCTGATCCATCTTATTTAATTTTTTTACACCGGAATAATTATTCAAAGTATAGTTATTTATAAACCCATGTGGATTTTTCGTTATTTTTAATATTTTTAAATTCGGTATATACTCAATATAATCAATTGTACTAAAACGTTCATCAAGAAACAACTTTTCAAAATATTTTTGATCTACCTTATCCTTACTCTTTACATTCAATTTGATTTCATACGTTTTAATATTTCCTCGTAAAATATTATACAACACACCCAATTCATTAGGATAATTGATAATTGGAGTACCCGTTAAAAATATAATTCGTGCATTTTCCGCTTTCTTTAATTTATCATATAAAACCATCGATAATGAATCCGGTTTTTTTATTTTATTTACTATTCTACTTACAAAATTATGTGCTTCATCAATTATAACCACCTTATTATCAAATACATTCACCTTTTTACCTTTTTTATCCTCTGTTTCACCAAATGATGTGTATAAATCCTTTTTCTGTAAACCATTGTAATTTATAAACTTATATTTATGTTGTATCATCATATTTATTTGACTATTTAATGATTCCATTTCATCTTGGGATAATTTATCAATATTACTTTTCTTGTTTATATCTACTAGCCAGGCACCTTTATTTTGTTTAATATAATCAACTGATAAATTTAATATACTACTTAGCGATTGTTCCAAATCTTCTTTACCACGAGTTTCTACGAATTCCCAATATTGATTTAATTTATACAATGTTTCACCGCATTTTTTCAATTCCTTTATATAATTCGCACGTAATGATGCTGGTGTCATTACAATCACTTGTTGAGATGTTTTCAAACCTTCTGCTATACCAATCGAACCACAAGTCTTACCTGCACCCAAACCATGAAACAACAATAGTCCTCTATAAGGTGTATATAAATTTAAATAATCCCGAATTATCTGCTGATGAAGCATCAAGGAAAATTCACCTTCGCGTCTTTCACAAGATGGTATTTCAGTTTGTGATAAAATTTGTTGTCTATATGGTTTGAAAAGTGTATTAATGAAATTGATAAAAATATCCCTATTATTCATATAGTAAAATGAATTCACCAAATTGACATTGGGTTGATCTTTCGGCAGTCTTTCTAATAATGCTTTACCATCTATTTTTACCTGTTTTGGATCAACTTCAACATATTGATTCAATACATTTTTTACCTTTACTTTCTTTTTCTTATCAGTTTTAATAAATTCGGTATCTGTAATAGTAGATTTTATATTCGTCTTCTTTTTTGACTTTCTGGGTTTCTTTGGAATTTCTTCTAACTCATCTGCTATTGTATCTTCTTCTTCTTCTTCTTCTTCTTCTTCTTCCATATCTTTCTCAGTCCCTTTCTCTTCTTCATCTTCCTCTACAAATTCTACTAAATCTTTTTCTCTTGCAGGAGGTTTAAAAATAATAGGATTATTTACGTCCAATAACTTACGCCTTATATTCTGTTGAAATTCTTCAACATCAATTTCATCTTCATCTGCCTCACTATATAAAACATTTGCTATTCCTACTCTGGCCTTTACTCTCGCCTTAAATGATTGTTTTTTCTTTAATATTGGTTTTTTCTCAAGAATAGATAGATAGTTTTCCATATAATTAAAATACATATTATAATGTCAAATTAATAATTAATTAACTAATATATCAATCGCTATGCGACACGCTTCTTGTTCTGCCTTTTTCTTTATCTTATGCTTTGAATCTCCTAAAAATATCATATATGACTCCAAATGGTTACCTTCTTCATCTTTATCCGTTTTATCCCACCAATATTTAATACTATTCAATAATGTATCACTTGACAATAATACATTGTTTTTTTGTTTATCCTTAAAATCATTTAATGTATACGGTTCCAGGCCATATATACTTCCAGTAACATCTATATGCTTATTTACCCAATTCAAACATAGAAACACCCCCATATGATATCCTTCATTCTCATCTACCTCTGATAATTCCGCATATATCGGCGTAGTCTTAAATGCCTTTTGCAATAACACTTGTAATATATTCTTATAATTATCATCTTTAGCTATTAACTCCATCCAATTTACATGCTTTTCAAATATCTTTTCAATAAATATTTGTGCCATTTGAAAACCCGGACCAGTTGTAAATAAACCATCAAACCATTTATCTTCATCTTTTATCGAAATTTTGTTAAAATCTAAGAATAATGCCCCTATAAATGCTTCAAACAAACAACCCAATTTCTTTAGATTTGTTCTCGTCTTTTTCTCTTCTGCATTTGCAGATATAATATACCAATTATTCAATCCCATATCGTAAACCATTTTTCCTATTGATTCATTTTTTACTAAAGCTATCTTTTTTTCTGTCATAAATCCTTCATTGGCTTTTGGAAAACGTTTGTATAAATAATATTTTGTCACTGCTTCTAATATACCATCTCCAAGGAACTCTAAGCGCTCATTTGATTTGGTTCGGAGTTTCATACAATTTGCTGGTTTATCTGCTATTATCACCTCATTCATCTCATTCTCTAACATTGGTCGTTTTACATAAGATTGATGAACAAATGCTCGCTTATAAAGATTTATGTTAAATATCTTATCGGGTACACCATATGTTCTTAAAATATGTTGTACCTGTTGTTCAGTAATTTCTTTGTTTCTCTCATTATATGGATTAAATATTAACTGTTCGTCACTTTTATTAATATCACCGTCTTGTAATAAGACCTTTTCTGTTTGTTGTTTTAACATTGTATATTATAATTTGTTACCATAGCTTTAAATCGTTTCAATTTATCATTTAATTATTTAATTAAATAACTTAAGTGGTTGTTATCATATAATGGTTATATGAAGTTGCAGCTTATAATTGATGAAAGGGAGCGAAAAGTAATTCCATTAATAAAGGCCATGATAAATGATTATAATATGGATATTGATGTTGTAGTTGATACCATTCCATTGGGAGATTTTATTATTAAATGTGATGATAAAGAAGTACTAATTATTGAACGAAAATGTTTATCTGATTTGGCAAGCTCTATCAAAGATGGTCGTTATGCAGAACAATCATTTAGATTAAATAACTATCCAATTCACAATCATAACATTATATACCTAGTGGAAGGTAATATTAAATTTTATAATCCAAAGTATACTCGTGTTTCAAGTAAAACATTATATTCAACAATGACGTCTCTTTTATTATACAAGGGTTTTTCGGTTGTTAGAACTATTGATATGAATGAAACCTGTCAATATATTATTTACTTGATTGATAAATTAAAAAAAAATGAGAATCGTACATTTTATTTTAAAAATGAGCCAGGCGCCAAGGAATCAATTGTACCTGGAGTCAAATCCCCGAAATCATATACTCATGTTATTAAAAAAACAAAGAAATCAAATGTAACACCTGACAATATTGCCGAAATTATATTAACACAGATACCTGGCGTAAGTTCCACTACAGCGATCGAAATTATGCGAAATTTTAAAAGTCTACATCATTTATTGGTTTCACTTAGTGCAGATAATAAGTGTCTTAATAATATAACTTATAAAACTAAAAGTGGTCAAGATAGACGAATAAGCAAAAAAAGTCAAGACAATATCATTCAATATCTATTATTTCAGGAATCAAATATAATTAAAATTGATATATAGTTTATTTCGCTAATATTTATCTTTGTAATCTATATATAATGTTTGATAATAGCGAAGAAGTTTTTGCAATACTTAAAATTATTGTAGTTGTGCTACTAGTAATGACTGTTACTATTACTGTTTTAGACGTGAATAATAGTATTTTAGGATCTTTAAATTTTAGAAATAAAATCCCAATCATTGAAGGTATGACAAGTGAAGAAAAAGATAGAAAAACCGTTGAAGATGCTATTGCTATTATGAATGAAGAAGTTATACGATTAGAATCAAAGGGAGGAAAAATCAATGGAAATAATATTGAAAATTTCAAAGAATTTTCCGAATTATACAAAGAATATTATGCTAAACGATTGGCTCTCGATATCAAGAATTCAATAAAAAAGAATAATGAAAAGGATGGTGAATTAAACAGTGATTTGGGAAATTTAGCTATACAAGTTGGACTTTATAACCAGGTTGTACAAGGATTTGAAAATTTTGAAAAGGAATTGGATACCGGTCGTTTTGATAGATAAATATAATTAAACATTTACATAATTATATTTATTTTCTGTTATATTTACTCTTCCTCGTCACTTTCCGGTGGTTGGTCATTATAATGTGATTGATCATAATACTTATTATAAGACCCAAACTGCATTGTATCTTGTGATGCAATTGTTTTACCCGGTTCATTACGTCTCCAAGCAAAATTTACATCTTCCTGTCTATAATCTTCATCACGTATTGATTTTTTCTCCATCCTATGATATTCTTTTTCACGGGTTGTCATTTTATTAAAATCACTCATCCCACCAGTTAATGTACGAGTACGATGTTTATATTTACCGCTATCTGCAGACCGACGCGAATGTTTTACACCACCCCAATTCGTATCCATCGCACTATCACTCAATTTCAATCCTCCGTCTACGTGAACACTATCTAACGGAGTATTCACACCTACTCTCTGGTCATCCTGGTCAAATCCAGCATATTGATGATTATTGTATGGCAAATCATTTCTATTTGAATCGAGTAAAAATCGCATTTCTCGTTGTGTATTTGCAGGTAAATGTGATGAAAGACCTGGATTTTTATTCAGTGGATTTGGAAGCATTCTATATCCATTATTTCCTTGTGTATCTATCGTTTTTTGAAAATAAAGAATCGGACATTTGATTCCCATTTTACGTTGCCAATCTACAAATTCAACGTATTCTTCTAAATTTTTGAAAATCATAGGATTTATCCCTGGAACTTTAGCTTTCTCCGTATTTAATAAATGCAATTGACTCCCTTTTTGAATTAATAAATTTGGACAGTTGTTTGTAGTAAAACCTTCATATAATTTTTTTGTTGTAACTGTACTACAAAATACCAATCCTATTATAAATGCTATAATTATTAGTACAAGCTTCATATAATAATTAACAATATAATTTTATCTGCGTTAAATATATATGTATAAATACCTAGAGATTGAGGAAACACCTGAAGATGAAAATAAAGTCCAATTGCTAAATAAAATAATAAAAAAAAATCATACAGTTATACTTTATCATGCTTCATGGTGCGGTCATTGTAAAAATCTTATGCCTACTTGGAATGCGGCCTACAAAGACCCCGATGAAATTAAAAGATTTAAATGAAACTCACTCGAATGATAATTTTATTATCAAAGTAGAAAATTCATACAAAGATATTTTATCCGGTATTGAATTGGGTAACAGTTTTCCCACTATTTACTTATATAAAAAGGGTGTAAAGATCGGTGAGTTCAATAAAGATAGAACCGTTGCAAATTTAAAGGCCTTTTTCAAAAATCTTATCCATAAGAAACAGAAAAAGAAAAAGGAAGCGACGCGTAGCAAGAGCTTAAAAGGTACTAAGAAGCGACGTGGTAAGAGCTTAAAAAAAGGCACTAAGAAGCGAAGAAAAATGAAACGAAAAAACAAAAGAAAATCACGCAATTATAAGTAAAATATTTGTATAGTTTATATGCATCATCATCATTTATTATTATTACTTTTAATTAATGCCATTTTAGGTACCATGATTATTAGTTGCCGCAAAATACTATTAAAACGATTTTCTGTTGGTGAAAATATGGTGTTTGATTTAGTATTTGTTACAGCAATTTTATTGATTATTTCATATTTTTTAGTAGATAAAGAACAGTTTTTAAAAAAATGTTATGATGGTACGTTTAAAAAATCATTGCCTATAATTTTGGTTATGACTCTATTAATCGGTTGTTCAATTGTTCTAGGACATACATTGCTGAAAAATACGGATATGAGTTATTTTTATTCTCTAAGAACTGGTATGCGAATTATTTTAATTACTTTAGTGGGTTATTTATTTTTTTCTGAAACAATGTCAATACAAAAAATATTTGGATTTGCATTTATTTTACTAGGTATTTTTTTAATCCATTACAAAAATGGTAAATAATATATTTAAAAAAAGGTTAAAATTAAAAAGATAAGTTTTTATATGTGTGGTATATTCGGACTTTTCAGCCAAACAAATAATTTAACTAATTTTGAATTACTATACCAATGTTTAAAATCTGTGCAACACCGAGGGAAAGATGGTTATGGTATTTGCTATTTTAATGATGATAATAAAATTTCATTTATTAAAAATAATGGACTCATACCTCTTAAACATCCAATGATGAGGTCATATTCATGTGTTGGACATTTAAGGTATTCTACTTCTGGTCATTCCTTCAAAAATGGAAAAATTAACGAATTAGAACTGCAACCCCTTGAAGGTCAAACATCATCCAATGAATATTGTTTAGCACATAACGGTAATATTCCTAATACCGATGGTCACGATACCACGTATTTAAACAATAAAATAATGAACAGTGATAAAAATACTATGGAAGAAAAATTAATAGATATATTAAATACTATTCCAGCAGCATATAGTTTAATCATTTTAACACAAGATGCTATGTTTGCTGTTCGTGATAGATACGGTATTAGACCATTGTGTATAGGAAAAGATGAACATAATTTCTATGTTAGTAGTGAAAGTTGTGCATTCGGATCACATATTGATTTTATAAGAGATGTGAAACCGGGCGAGCTTGTACGCATAGATAAAAATGGTATACATCAAGTATATTTACACCCTAAATCACAAAATTCTCTATGTAGCTTTGAAATTTTATATTTTGCTAGTCCCTACAGCTTTATAGACGGACTAAACATACAAAATATAAGGAAAAAATTGGGTGTAATCATGGGAGAAAAAGAAAATTCATTAAGTTATTTAAAAAATTATACTGTAATAGGTATTCCGGAAACGGGTATTTGTTCTGCAAAGGCTTATGCAAAGTATTTAAATTTGAAATATAAACAAGGAATAAAAAAAAAGATAATGAAACAAGAACATTTATTATTTTAGATGAAAAAGAACGAAAAAAAGCGTGTGATAATAAATTCATTTATGATTATAACGTGATTCGAAATAAAAATATTATTATTGTCGATGATACCATTGTGCGTGGTAATATTATTAAAAGTATTATTAAAAATTTAAAACAACGTGGTGTTGGTGAAATTCATATAAGAATTCCTGCACCACCCGTGATTGATATATGTGAGCTAGGTATAGCCATAACTAAAAAAAAGGAACTATTGATGAATGGTAAAACTATAGAAGATGCAAGGAAAGAATTGGAGGTAGATTCTTTGGTTTTTTTGAAAACAACTGATTTAAAATATTTTCCGGAATTAACATACAATCAATGCTTTACTGGTGATTTAGACCCAATTATTCGCAATTTTAATCCCGGCGACTTAAAATAAGTTATATAATTAAATTAATTGATTAATTTATTTAATTATAAAATAATAATAATAATAAAATGAACAAAGGAAAAGAATATTCATGCAAATTACTTAGTTTTGATGTGAAAGACGAAGGAAGATATGACGATAGAAAGTTCGTTATTTACGCATTGGGAATTGACGAAAAACGACAAGTGTACACCGTAAGGATTTCTGATTTCAAACCATTTATTTACATTAAAGTACAAGGCAAAAATATTAAATGGGATAAAATAGCCTTAAATTCATTCAAAGACGCTTTGATAGAAGATTTGGCCGAAAGAGATGTTATCATTGACGACAAACAAATTGAAAAACTATCTCATCATAGGCATCAAACACTATATGGTTTTGATTGTAATAAGGAATATGATTTTGTTAAAATTGAATTCAGTAATACCAGAATGTATAATGTTATTAAAAACATATGGTACACAGAAGGAAAATTTACAAATAGAAAATTAATCAAAACAAGAGGCAACTTTGGAAAATATCTAACTATGACCGACAAAAAAGATATCAAAGAAATTCACACCCAATTATACGAAGGTAAGCTATCTCCTTTATTAAGTGCTTTTCATATACAAAAAATTAGCCCCACAGGTTGGATACGTTTTAAAGGGAAAAAATTAAAGAAAAAACCAGTTAATGATCATATATGGTATTTTGACCTTAAATTAAAAAACATCATCCCACAACCCGAAAAAGAAGCATCTGTTCCTTACAAAATTTGTAGTTTTGATATAGAAGCCCTCTCTAGCCATGGTGATTTTCCTATGGCGAAAAAACACTACAGAAAATTAGCTACAGATATTGTCGAATTTTGGAGAGTCAATGAAATTAAAAAGAAACCGTTACCAGAACAACCAAATGTGATGAAAAAAGTATTTGAAACTGCTTTCCGAATAAAGGGAGAACCCAGACTCAGTAGTAAATACTGCAAAATAAACAAAATTTATGTCAAAAATAAAAAAAAAGTTAAAGAAGATAAAACACTAATTAATCGTATTGTAACATTCTTTGATAGACCTATTAAAGATTTACTTGCCAAATCTCCTATATATGAGAAATATCTAAATGAATTGCGCGAAGATGACTATAGTAAGTTTTGTGAATTACTAAAAGATTGGCATCCTAAACTACCAGCTACATTAAAAAGTAAATCTACTGTTTATCATCTTCTCTGTAGTCAAATGAATCCTGTAGATAAAGCACAAATATTGGCTAGATGTATGGATTTCAGTAAGTTTGAAAGTAATTGGGGAAAAATGGAACCTACCAAGAAAATAAAAAGAAAAGAGTCGCCTTTTCCAGCCGTAGCAGGTGATAAAGTATCAATGATTGGTTCAACATTCCTTAACTATGGCGATGAACAACCTTATTTGAATCATTGTGTCGTATTAGACGGTTGTGAGCCATTTGAAGATTATGAATTAGAAGCAGTTGATGACGAAAAAGATTTATTATTACGATGGACAGAATTAATTCAGGAAGAAGACCCTGATATCATAATTGGTTATAATATATTTGGTTTTGATTGGGACTACATGATACAACGGGCTGATGAATGCGGTTGTTTGGAAGAATTTAGAAAATTATCACGATTTACCGATCAATCTTGTAGTATTATAAAAAGTACTACAAAAGTAGCTAGTGGTACACACAAATTAACCTATATGAAAATTCCAGGTAGAATACAAATTGATTTATATAATCATTTCAGAAAAGAGTTTAACTTGTCGAGCTATAAATTGGATGCAGTTGGTTCGCATTTCATAGGTGATAAAGTTAAAAAATACGTTATTGAAGGTGATAAAACTAAAATTACTTGCAAAAATATAATGGGACTGCAAAACAGTAATTATATCAACTTTGAAATCATTGCACATAGCAGCGATCCTTTCCGTGGAGGGCATAAATTTATAGTTAGTAATGTAAATAAAGATGAAAATTCCTTTTATATCAATGAGGCTGTTGACTTTGATACTGATAATACCATACGATGGGGTTTGGCGAAAGATGACGTCTCACCACAAGATATATTTAAACTTAGTAAAGGAAGTGATGCGGATAGAACCATTGTAGCGAAATATTGTGTTCAGGATTGTAACTTAGTACACCATCTTCTTAGAAAATTAGATGTCATCACTGGTTTTGTGGAAATTGGTGCTCTATGTAGTGTTCCTCTCGACTTTATCATTTTAAGAGGTCAAGGCATTAAACTTTTAAGTTTCATTGCAAAGAAATGTAAAGATAACAATACATTAATGCCTGTTATTGAGTCAATGACCAATGACGGGTCTTATGAAGGTGCTGTTGTATTGCCTCCTAAATGCGGGTTTTATATGGACAACCCCATTGCTTGTAATGATTATTCATCACTATATCCTAGTTCGATGATTAGTGAAAATATATCACACGATACTAAAGTATGGACCAAAGAATATGATTTAGATGGTGTATTGACAAAAGAAACAGGGGATGAAAAATATGATAAATTAGATGGTTATAAATATGTTGATATTACTTATGATACATACCGATGGATACGACCTGAAGCAGGTAAAAAAGAAGTAAAAACAAAGGTTGGACATAAAATATGCCGATATGCAGAACCATTATCGGGTGACAAAGGAATTATGCCATCTGTTCTCATTGAGTTGTTAAGTGAAAGAAAAAGAGTTAGATCTTTTATTAAATTCAAAACCGTAACCACCAAAGATGGTAGTGAATATTCCGGCTTAATTAGTAAAAACGATAGTACAACTACAATTAAATTGGCAACTGGTGAAAAACAAACAGTGAATAATGATGATATCGTCAGCGTTGAAGATACTTACGACGACTTCATGAAAAATGTATTCGATAAAAGACAGCTTAGTTGTAAAGTCACTGCTAATTCATTGTATGGTCAATGTGGCGCTAGAACTAGCAGCTTTTACGATAAGGATATAGCTGCGTCTACTACCGCAACTGGGCGGAAATTATTACTTTATGCCAAACACGTAGTTGAAACTACATATGCTGATGCCATATGTGATACTAAACACGGTAAGGTAAGAACAAACGCCGAATATATTTATGGTGATACGGACTCGGTATTCTTCACCTTTAATTTAAAAGACCTTAATGGTAAGAAAATCAGAGGTAAAAAAGCACTGGAAATTACCATTGAATTGGCTAAGGAAGCAGAAGAATTGGCTACTGCACAATTGAAGAGGCCACATACATTGGAATATGAAAAGACATTGATGCCGTTTCTACTGTTGTCTAAAAAACGATATGTTGGTATGTTGTATGAAGAAAATCCGAACAAATGTTATCGTAAAGATATGGGTATCGTACTTAAAAGAAGAGATAATGCACCAATAGTTAAAGATATATATGGTGGTATCATTGAGAAATTGATGGCTGGTGATGGCGTAGATAGCGTTATCAATTATACCAAACAGTTCTTAAAAGACATTATCAACGGTAAATTCCCATTAGAGAAATTGATCATTACAAAGAAATTAAATTCTGAATATAAAAATCCCGATTCTATTGCACACAAAGTACTGGCAGATAGGATGGGAAAACGAGATGCTGGAAACAAACCTGCAACTGGATCGCGAATACCATTTGTATTTATTGAAACCGATGGTAAAAGCAAATTACAGGGTGATAAAATAGAACATCCAACGTATATACGCGAGAATAATATTAAACCGGACTATGCACATTATATTACGAATCAAATCATGAAACCAGTACAACAAGTATTTGGATTGTTATTGGAACAGATGTCGGGGTTCAGTAGGCAGTTGCCAAGATTTAAATTACAAATGGAACAAATAAAAAAGTGTAATGATGGTGACCTAGAAATATACCGATTAAAACGAGAAAAGATTACTAATAAACATGTTAAAGAACTAGTATTTAATGAATCATTAAAAATATGCAATCAAAGGAAAATCAAAAATCATGGAATTAGAAAATTTGGATGGAGCTAAGTAAAAATAAATTAATTGAATATAAGTAATTATTTGATAATATTTTTAATCCTATGTTATCTCATTATTATAAAAAAGAAGAAAATACGCTAACGACAAGCAAATGTACTACAGATATCAGAGTTAAGGATGAACAAACGCGAGAAGATATCATTATGAATAAAAAGTATTCGGATATTCGTATACGTATTGTTAATTCTAGCGCAGGTGGAGGTAAGACAACATTAATATTAGATAGAGTTAAACAAAATTCTAAAAATAAATATTTGACTCTTGTATTTAATAAATCTATTGAAAAAGATATTGAAAAGAAATGCAAATGCAAAAAAATAAAAAATAATAAAGTTAAAACGATTGATGGTTACTGTTGGAACAATCATGATAGAGGGTCACAACCACAAAAGATGGTTGTTATCATCAACAAACTTGTAAAAAATAAAAAGTTTCTTCCTCATATAAATAATATTATACGTACCTATACTATTAATTCAACTGAAAAAGAAATAAAAAAATTTGATGACGATGATATTTTACATATTATTAAAGAATTAAAACCGAATACTAATGATATACCACTCATATTAAAATTAGCAAAAAATACGTGGAGTAAAATACGTAAAAAAAACAAATCACTTTGGAATTACGATATTAATCGGAAAATTGCATGGGAAAACAATAAATTAGCAAGTGAAGATGTAGACGAAATTATTGTAGATGAAGTACAAGACCTAAATCCAGTCATGTTAGATATGCTTATTAAATCTGACAAACGATTACTATTGGTCGGGGATAGCAAGCAAGCTATATATCAATTTGCCGGTAATATCAATGCATTTGAGGTTATTCCTGTAAAGTTTCCAGGACAAACATCGGATTATATATTCTTAGAACTTTATAAAACATTCCGTATAGGGGCACCTTTTATTGACGATATAAATACACTTGCTAAAATATGCGGCCTTGAATGTAATATGATTGCAGGTAAAAATATTTCAACACACTATGTTACATTGGAAGAATTAAATAAACACAAGTATACGTATTTATTTAGAACCTGGAGTTATTTATTAATATACCTGAAAAATGTTTCAGATAATATTATTATATATATGGATATAACTGCATTAAAAAGAAAATTATCTACTTTGGATAACGCAAGAAAAAAACTGTGTTTCAGAAGACAAGTAAAAAGAGGAGAACAAGAAGAAGAAGAAGAAGACTATTGTCCTGCTTGTATCCGCAATCTTACTGATTGTGAATGGAAAAATTTTAAAGAAACTGTGAAAAGTAAAATATGCAAAAAAAAACAAGCGTCCAATGCGAAAATTACCATTTCTACCGTTCATTCTTATAAAGGCAGGGAAGATGATAACATTAGAATTTCAGGTGATATAATTTCTCGCCCTGATAAATGTGCGTTTTACGTTGCTATTACAAGATGTAGGAAAAGAATACATATTAATGATTGTGATAACGTTGATATTGTTAGAGAAAAATTAATAGAGGTATATTCAGATAAAAATCGTAATAATGATAAATAAATTAATTGAATATAAGTAATTCTATTTTTATTTTTATTAAAAGTAAAAATGGAAACTCTTATTATCACTACATCTACACTTGCAAATGAAGCTATGCTATCGTCAGATGCCACGCTTTCGTCAAACATAGACACAGATCCCTATGCTGAATATAAAATGGCATTTATAGCCCATTTACTCACATATAAACTTGCCTTGTTTTATTTAATATTGTTCGTTAATTTAAGATGGTTTGCTCGCGGTGTCTTCAAGGGACATATGGGCTGCATTTTCATCTTATATACCCTTGTAAATACTATATTCACTTTATCTAGACCAGACATGTTAGTGACGATGATGATTCTATTGAGGGAAATTGTATTAATGATTGAAGAAGGGCAAGAACATTAAGTATATCTATTCCCCCCCATTCTGCAGTTGCTCGGCATACTCTTCATCGTCTTCTTCGTTGCCAGCAGTCTGTTGTTTGTAATGTTGAAATCTTTGTGTTGCTGATAAAACAAGTTCAACCTTAGAATCAATATTTAAAGCTTCAAATATTTGAGACGTATATGTATATTCTCCTCCCCGACTAAAACTAGGATGAGAAAAGGTCATAGGTATTGATTGACCCAATATTTTATCCGCTGTAGATGCGCAATTATAATAACCACATAATGAAGATAATCGGTTTGATAATAAAGAATATTTCAACTTTGTAGTAACAAATCCTTCCGATGTTTTCCTTCCGATCGAGTTTGCCATAAATTTCAAATTTTCTATAATATTACTATCTATAAATCCCCAATTATTCATCATTAATGGAAATAACCAATGATTATCATAATCAAACACTGGATCTGGACTATAAAATGCTAATTTATATTCCCTATCGTTATTATATCCACCACCTATTGAATAAAATTTTTTATTTACGTAAAATAAAATCCATGTATGATTTCCTGGTATTGTTAAATTGAACCATAACCCTGTATATGGTTGACCTTCTTGCGGCATTATTAAAGCTTGTATTTCTGTTTTTATTGTATCCGCTTTATCAATGTCAAGTTCCTTAAATCGTTCGGTTAATTCATTACGCTTTTCCTCAAGGCCTTCTATTTTTACGTCTGCTGCTGATACGCCTAATAGTTCTTGTTCTTGTTTTTTTCCCATTTCGAGAACTTCTATCTCGTCATTTATTCTTTTGATTTCTTTAATTAAGTCTTTTTTTAATTGAAAAACCTTACTCGGCTCTGCAAAAAATTCATAACTATGGTTTAACTTTTTATGTATACCTTCAAGTAGAACACTAGCACTAGATTTATCTTTATTAACTCCAATATTTTCAAATACATCCTTAATTCTAAATGTACCATCATCTTTTTTTAGAAATACACCATACTTATCTAGAACTTGCTCACCTTTATGAATAATAGGTGTAGGTTTATTAGATTCAGGATCAAGATCAGGATCAGGAACACTCATATTTTTAAAAAATTGTTTGATAGTATATATAATATGTCCCCTATTTCCCGGATGAAATCTTAACGAAATAAACACTTTATCAACATTTTTTGTTCTTAGTAATAATGCCTTGAAATGCTCTTTATATGTTTCAAAGAATTCTTTTTCTTTTTTGTTAAGTCTTTCCTTAAATGCATCCATGCGTTCTGTTTTTTCAAGAATACTATTTTTTGTTACTTCATACTCCACAATGCTATTTCTAAAAACGATGTTTGATATTTTTCTTGCTGGCTTTGTCGATGTTCCAAGCTGTGGATATGTATAGCTTGCTTGTTTGTCTTTTAACCATTGTGCCAAATTATCCTTAAAGTAATAAACATGTCTTGTGCTTAATATTCCATATTCAAATCTACTTGCTCCTACTTGTATTCTTTGTATTTTGCTAAAATCGAAACACCATTCCGGTACTTGCACCAATACATTATGTTCTGTGTGTCCTGCCTTGTTAATTCTAATTAATGTTAGACCAATAGTTTTCTTATTAAGTTCTTTTATATCATCGTGTAAAATACTTCGTTTGTATTCTATTGCTAATAAAGCTAATTTTTCAAGATCTTCGGGTTTTAAAATATCACCACCGTGCATTTCTTTTCCTCCACCTAAAAAATCAGAATATGCATCCTTGTCCAAGTCTTCATCTACTATAGTTTCTATTTCTCTTGCTGTATCTTTAAGAAGTTTTTGATATTTATCTTCATAATTTTCAATGTGTTTTATGAAATCTGCTTCATCTTTTGGGTAATAAAGATAAGCTTTCATTTTTTCCATAAGAAAATTTACGTCTTCTTCTTTTATTTCTGCATATTCTTGACTTGGTGGGTTATGGAGTATAAGGGGCTTAGGCGGATTTTCTACTGCCATTTTCATACTCACATTTGAAGGAGCAGAAAGTTTTTTTTCTTCATCTTCAAGAATTGTAGCGAGTTCGGTGGCTTTAAATCTAGGGCCTGTGCCCGGGAAAAACGCGACTGATCTGGGTGTTCCTGGTGTTCCTGGTGTTCCAGGTCGTTCATTTTTTCTGGGGGTGAAATGTATTTGATCTGTTGTTAATGATGCCATTATGTATATATGATAAGATTAGATGTTTTTATATCGTAAATAGTCGTAAAAAAGTTTTGAAAATGCAATTGGGCTAAAACATACTGTTGATATAGATACATGATCAGCCCCGGCATTCTCATATTCTTTTATATCATCTAACGTCCGTATACCACCCCCACCAATGACAACCGTATCTTTATAATATCTTTTGATGTATCGCACAATTTCAAGAGAGATTGGTTTTAATATGGGTCCCGATAATCCACCTTCTTTCATCGGATAGGTATTGCAACTGTGAAATTGCCTAAATCCTAATGTATAATATCGGTGAATATCCGGTTTTTTTACCAAGGGTGATAATTTAATAATACACCATTCTCGCTTTGGATTTAAAAAACATTCAATACCTTTGTTAATCGGCATCTTTTCTGTATTTGGACAGCTAATATTTATTTCTATATTCATATCGTCTGGAATTTTCTCCTTCATTTTTTCAATGTCACCAGGCTCCAATATAGCAATGCTAACTATTTTATTGCTATTTACTGTATTTTGAGTGTTTGGGTAATATTGATTTATTGCATAATCAATGCCTCTGTTGCGAAGACCTATTTTGTTTATCCAACCACTATAATAGTTAGAATATCTTAATGTTTTGAATATTTGAGAAATTAGACCTGGACGATAATGTAATGTAAAACTGCCCTTTATTTGCATTGTTTTCGGAAGATTAAGGTAATTGCCAAATGGGGGATTAATAAATAACATGCTTGTTCTAGATTAACAAGTCTATATACATTTAAATAATTATCTAAACTAGATTAATTGAAATACAGAAATTATTACATAATTAAACTATTAGTAAAATGAAATACGACACGAAAAATGCAACAACTAAAAGGTTTAGAGAAGCGAGACACAAGGATAATACAGCTAATACATTTGCACACGAACTTACAGACAATATGGAGCATGGTAATCATACCAAGTATATTTGTGCTGTAAAAGATGATGTAATAGTAAATTGCTATGATAATCTTGTCACGGATACACAGGTAGAAAAAATGTTTACGATAGAGAATTATTCAAAAAATCATAAAAATGATATAAATATATCAGCTCATGGTGAAGGATTAAAAATGGCTGTAATGCAGAGTAGTGCAGCTGCCATTTTAGCTTATCAAAAAAATAAGATTTTCGTAGCTTTTGAAGACCTTGATAATACAATTGAACGCCTACTTGATATTGTAGACACAGATAAGACTTTTGATAACAATGGTCGTTATCTCAAAATTGAATCAAATAACTATGATAAGAAGATTAAAAAACTACCACGCGAAATTATCGATGAAATTGATTTTGCAAAACTACAAGAAAATTTAAAACAATATAATAATAACAAGCCATTCGGATTGATTATCGCGTATAAAATTTGCGAACTTCCTCATTTGACTTTTAACTTTAAAGAGCATTCTGAAACCATTGCAAAGCGTTATTCAGAATCACCCAATAAATTTTATGTAGCCGAATATCAACATATCATTGATGGTAATATGATTGAACCTATTCAACCTAAATTATTTATTCCTAAAGACGACAATGATGATGTTAATGAGAAAATGGAATTTACGGTTTATGATGGTAATGATGATGGATATATATATTTTGATTTTAACTTAACAGATGGGAAATGCATTAGATGTAAAAAAAAAGATAATAGTATATCTCATAGTATGAATATTAAATTGTGTAAACTACCCGAAAATATTACTTGGATTTGTGATATTTGCATTGCCAATGTAAGCAATAATGATTATGAAAAGGGTGTTATGTTATATTTAAAAAATATACAAGTAAATAAAGATCCTATTAATAAATGTTCTAATAGAATGATTAATGACGCATTTACTTTTGGTGGAAAATATTATAAAAATTTACGTATAAAAATTAATACTACAAAAACATATATAAAAACAGATGCTCAAAAAATTAATTCAACGATGACTACATTATTAAAAGATATAACCGCAAGGGTTCTTAAAGCCTGGAAAGAAAATGAAGAAAAAATAAAAATTATTGAACCAGAGTTAATATTATCTTTAATTAAAAAAGCATACGGTAAGAAAAAAACTAAAAAAGTTAAAAAAGTTAAAGTAGTTGAAGTTGAAGTCGAAGTCGAAGATGAAGATGAAGTTGAAGTCGAAGATGAAGATGAAGATGAACATGAAGTCGAAGATGAAGATGAAGATGAACATGATGTCGAAGTTGAAGATGATTGTGAACAAGTAGTTCAGACTGATGATGAAGAACTAAATAAAAAGGGTCTCTCTGGTTCCCTTTATGGCGTAGTAGATTCTCTTACTAGACCAGAGTTAATTAAGTTGGGTCAATCAAAAGATGACTTTGCTAAAAACGAAAGATCATTAAATAATAATTATCCAAGACGACATTATCCGTATGGCGTACAATTAATTCGTACTATTCAGGTAAAAGATCGGTTTTTAGCAGAGCGACTTTTGTTTGCTAAATTACAAGAATTCAGAATTGAAGAATCAGAATGGTTCAGAAACGGTAAGTGGATTAAAGAACAATTGCCAAGATTGTTTGCTGAAGTAGTATATGCAATGGAAGCAGAAATTGCGAAATAAATTAATAAAATACTATTAAATAATATATTATTAATAACTAACTTTTTTTACCAAGCATCATGTGATGATATACTTGGATGGCCAGCATAACGATATTTACTATAAACTTTTGTTATTAATTCTTCATCTTTCTTGGGAACAGCCGAAACATTTTCACAAGGTGTTTGCGAAGATGATGGGAAAGGTGGTGTAGGAGTTTCTTCTTCCATCAACATTAGCGCCATTGCGGAATAATTATGCAGATCAATAAGTGTATCTTTCAATGATTCATCATCTACGATTGTAATACCCGTTTTATCGATATTAGACGCCCTACTAATTTTATCACCCATTCTTACTATGATTCCTACTGGACCGTAATTAGCAAATGCATCTCCATAATCTGCATTCTTTTTTTTAAATAGCTCTAGACCTTGCTTTTGTACTCTCATAAATTGTTTGACTCGTGACATATATATTAACATGATCCCTAACTTTTAAATATATTTAAATTATATATATGCAGAATCATTTTACAAAAGAAATAAATGAGTGGACTTTAATACATATGATTTTAGGTATTATCATGTTCATTATGTTGAAATTTTTCAGCTTATCTTTTTGGTCTATTTTTATTATAGGAAATATTATACATTTTATATATGAAATAAAGGACTATATTCTACATTATTACGTTTTTAAAAATAATATACCTTACATGAAAGCCATTCGCACAAAAATAAAGAATAAATACAATTTACCATTTATAAAATTTATGCTATTAGAATTTCCTCCAAATAATTTCATAAACTCTGTTTTTGATCAAATCGGTTTTGCTACAGGAATTATTATTGCAAATTTATTTATCAAAAATATACCAAGATATGTATCATTGATTTTTATCGGTTTATTTTTGAGTATTTATTCTATGAAATTTATAAATATGTATTTTTTGTATAAAAATAATTATTTTAACGCGCTGCAAGATTAGACAAAGAATAATTAATTAATTATTTAATGAATGAACTTAAAGAAATAACGCATATATAATCATAAATGAGTGAAAGTGCACATACAGAAACATCATGGTCAACTGAGACCCAATATAATGGCCGCGTAAAGTGGTTCAACAGTAAGGCTGGATTCGGATTCGTAACAGCATTAGACAATGACAAAGTTGAGGAAGATATTTTTGTCCATCATAGTGGTATTAAAGTGGACGGTCAACTATACAAATATCTGGTACAAGGTGAATATGTAAATTTTCATCTTCGTACATCAGATAATGATAAATATCCATATCAAGCCGGTGAAATTACTGGTGTTCTTGGTGGTAAATTGCTTTGTGAAACACGATGGGAAAACTTGAAGGAAAAAACCGCTAATGGTAAAGCTCCCACAAAACGACCTCGTAAGAAGCAACAACGTTATCGCGGTGGCGGCCCACGTGATAATGGTGACGATAGCACCAGCACTGAAAATTAATTGAATATATATATAAAAATGAATATAAAGACTAAATTAGTAAATAGGATATAATGTCAACAGAAAACGTTACAGAAACAACTCCAAAAAAAACCAATACGGTAAAATCAAATGAAGAAATTGTAAAGGGTTTTAGTACTCTTTTAACTGGTCTTTCCACTTTAAAAACACAGATTACGATATTTCAAAACCAACTTAAAGGTCTAGAAAAGGATGTGAAGCGTAAGATGAAACAACATGAGAGGGAGATGAAGAAGACAAAGGGTAATAAAAATAAGAAACCGTCTGGTTTTGCATCACCTGCAAAAATATCTGTTGAATTATGTAATTTTATGAATAAACCTAGTGGTAGTGAAGTTGCTCGTACCGAGGTAACTCAATATCTAATTCAATATATAAAAGATCAAAAACTACAACATAAAGAAAATAAAAAGGTTATTAAACCTGACAATAAATTAAAAAAATTATTAGATCCCCCGCAAAATACGGATGTGACATATTTTAATCTACAAAAACTCATGAATAAACATTTTATTAAAAAAAATACACTAATTACCTCTTCAGCAGGTAAGATATAATTAAATTAATATTATAACTAGATATTCGTGTGTGTGTGTGTTGTGTTGTATATAAAATAGTAGATTATCTAGTCAATTTGCCCGAGTGGTCCAAGGGGTCCGACTTAAGATCGGATGTGTTCGCACGCGTGGGTTCGAACCCCACAATTGACATTCTTATGATTAAATATATATAATAATATTATATATGTTTAACGCTAATACTTTTGGGTTCATTAATGGTGTCGTAGAACTATTGGGTTTATCCGTCGGTTTATATGTTGCAAAAGCTTCCCGTGTTGTTTTTATCAGTGCAATATTAGCTGTCATTATTGCTGATCCTTTACTTGATGCCTATGCTATTTTTACTGCTGAAAAAGAAAAATATTCACTCGAAGTTGCCAGTAAAACCGCTATGCAAGCCTTTTTATCCAATTTTATTGTCAAATTTTCCATATTGATGATGTATGTTATCATACCCAATTTGAAAATCGCAATTTACACTGTATGTACTTTAGGATTTATATCCGTTTTTTTATTTGGTTTATGGAAGAATATGCCTCTAAAAGAAAATCTCATTAACTTGGCTATCATCGTTGTTCTCATATTTATCACCTGGTCCGCTGAACATCTCGTTCAAAGAATTTTCAAAAAATAATTCTTAATTATAAATGAATAATACTCAAATTATATTATTTTCTATTATAGGTTTTTATGCTTGTTATTGCTCTATTTTTATTATCAGTTTGTGTAAAGAATATGATATTCCACAGTCCACTATTCAAAAATTAAAATACTTATATGGTAAATGCAACCGTTCTTGTTGTTGCAAAAAACATATCCATTATTCCATTGTTGATGAAGACGAAGATGCAGATAGAATTCATAATGATAACGGAATTACCGATGACGATGAAAATAATGTACAAATCAAAATACCCCCTATTACTTTAACTGAAAGTCATATGCAGCCTACCAATCTTATTAATAACCTAAAAAAAGACACTACCAAAACAAAGTCTGATTATACTCCCATTGTTTTCCAATCTGAATATGATATTTTATATGATAGCATAGCTTCGCATACACATACTTACCGACGTAACAATTTAGATACTATTTACGAATATAGTGATGATGATAACCATGATGCTCTCGATAACGCAGGTGATTTTGTACCTGGTGAAAATTTCAAAGCACCCATATAAATATAAATTTATTTCTGAAATTAATTAAAAACAAATCGTTTTATATCTTATATCAATATGCAAAACGAACTCACAGAAATAACACTCAGTGATTTAGATAAAAAAAGAAATCAGCAAGAAGCACAAAAATTAATGAACGCCAATAATAATATTATCCTTCTCAAGAATAAACTCATAGATCTTACCAAATCTTTTGCGCTTGATATTCATGAAAACAATAAGAAAATTTACGCACTATGTAATCACAACTGGGAAAAAGATACCAGTGGTTTTGATGACCTCTGTAATATTCATTGCACCATTTGTGGCCTATGTAAAGACTATGAAAGATGGAATCGTAAATTAGATAAAAAATTATAGTTGTCATTTTTGTTGTTTACTGTGCCTGGTTTTCTTCGCTATCCGGCATTATCAATTCCAAGCGAATCTTTTGCTTTAATCTATTCTCGTCTATAAACACGTATATTTTAAATTTATGCTCCGACATATTTTTTAAATCGTGCCTAGATGTAATTCTATTCACCATTTTCAAACTTTTGATATATATCATATATTGAAACAAACCATCATTTCTAGTTATCTTGTCAAATACATAACCATCCCATTGCCTATTCAATATACTACTATCCGTTGAACACATATGCAATAACGAACAATCATTTTGCACCTTGCGAATTGATCTCATCGTAGTATTTATATACTCGAATTTATCATTTGACGTCCAATACTCGTAAAATTTATTTATTTTTTCATTCTTTATCACCAAACAAAGCTTATGTTGAATCTCTATCAAATTCAACATATCCACCAATCTTCTTATAGGACTCGTTATATGCACATATGCATCAAAATCCAATAAATCGTGCCCCTTTATATTATCATATTTCACATAATTACTGCCAAAACTATTCCACATCTTCAAGAACATCTTTATGTCATCCGATATATCTTCTGGTATGTTTTTTTCATTGTTTACCTCCACCGAACGATAAATACCTATCTCGCTCTCCTTCATAAATTGCGCCGTTTTATAGTTCATTAATATCATCAAATACGCTATTACATCATGCGAACTATTTATATTACTCACATAAGAATACGTTTTATTCATTTCCCTTATAACACCCTTCAACAACAAATAATCCTTATTCGTTTCTTGTTCCTCCGTATCATACCTGAAATTACGATTCACCCTAATCATCGTATTTTTAAAATTCCATTTAATTATGTTTCCTTTATTCACATCATAGTATAAATCCAACGTAAATGCGAATCTACGCTCATTTTCACATAAACTACATATGGTATCCGATAAAACAGTCGGTAACATCGGTCTTTTTCTATCCGGTAAGTATATCGTAGCAATACGCTCCGAGAAAGAATCCCACAAATCCATTATGTCTAACCATAGTGTGGTATTTGCTATATAAATACTTATCAAGAATTGGTCTCTGCCTACTTCCATTATACTAAATGCATCATCGAAATCCTTACTATTTACCGGATCTATTGTGTAAACGTCCCATTTTGTACGATCCTCTGGGTCATACTTATTAATTATATCTTCTATGAATATTTGTGATGATTTATGTTTCAATTTATGAACGGTTGCTTTGTTGAAATTTTGGATTGACGCGTACAATGATTTGCAATATAGCTGGTATTCATAGAAATTTTCCAGCTTTGTCACGCAACCCAAAACATTTACTAATGTACCTACCGGAAACTTTTGATCCCACGCATGAAATTGAAATACCACGTATTTGTTTGGTAGCTTTTTATTGAATCCTATCGGTTTTTTATACGGAACCAAGAATGGTGGTAAGCGTTTATCATCTGGCACGCATTTGTAATAAAATCTGTTGTTATCTTTTCTCCCATATTCCTTATTGTCCGTTAAAACAAGAACACCCGGAATAGTTTTTAAACATCGTATAGATGAATGTGCTATAGTTAGTTTTTTTGTTTCTTTGTCATAGTCGAATATATCGCCATTAAATAGTTTATTTGATACTAAATTATTTAATGTAAGATTAGTTTCGGTTAATTTTAATGAATCATATACTTTATATGATTTGTAAGTGCGGTCATCAATTTGAATTTTGTACATATCTTAACTGTAAATATGAACGTTGTAATATATTTGTTCAATTAATTTAAATATACTGTAAGTTAAAATATAAATGTCCCTTATTAAGAATTTATTTTTTATTTTATGCTTTTTTTTATTTATTTCACCAGGCTGTCAAGGTAAATATTACCCAAATGATAGGATTAGAGTCTGGGAAACTGTCCCAAAATTTAAAGTATTTGAATTTGTTAGAGGATTCCTTGAAATACACGGTATCCATAACTGTTACTATTTTTTAGAAACCGCCGATGAATTGAGATTCAAATGTTTTCGCAATGGTAAAGTCGTTGAAATGGTGACGCATATCATGGATGACCCAACAAAATATGTTCCAACGGTGACTACTGTGACCTGGATTTAACGACGGCGTTTTCTTTTTCCACCAACGGTGGAGTTTCTCCATTCTTGTGTGCTCTTCCTCCGGTCCTCCATCATTTTTGTTTCTTGCTTCTGCTGCTGTGCGAGTTTTTCCTTCAACGCGTCCATATTTTTCATTTCGTTATTATATTCATCATTTCTTGCAAAATATTTACAAGAGCATTCGCCAGAATGGAGTTTTTTATCCAAGTCGCTTATTTCTTTTTTAGTATTAACAATTTCTTCTTTTAATTTATTTTCTTCTGCACTTGGTTTGCCTCCTCCACGCATAACAATATTAGCACCTCTTTGATTTCTACGCGATTTTCTTCTACTTTTTCTAGCCATTCTTTTAGTACGTTTAGATTTATTTTTGCGTGATCTTCTCGCTTTCTTGGATTTTCTGGATTTTCTTGCTTTCTTGGATTTTCTTGCTTTCTTGGATTTTCTTGCTTTCTTGGATTTTCTTGCTTTTCTTTTTTTACTACCACCAACAGCACCTTCGATAGTAGTTTCAGGAATTAATTCTATCACAGATATAAGTTTTTCAAGAGATTCTTTTAACTTTTTTGTTTTATTCACCACATTCTTCCGTCCTATCATCCTGGTGTTCTTGTCCATATCCATAATATGAAAATCAACCCCTTCCTCACCTAGCACTGCCATAGGTATCTGTGGTTGCCACGACCATCTGTCGATTTCAATTATTTTTTCCTTTAACGTTTTAATAAATTCTGTTTTTAAGGTACTTCCCAAGTTTAATTTTTGTTTTAAAATGTCAATAGCTGCATAAAAATACAAAAAATTAATATTTCTTAAATTTTCAGGCTTTTTGTCGGCTCTGTTGATTTCTTTTATAATTTTGATTAAAGTGTCATTAATTCCTTTATCGTCCCTAGGTTTAGCATTAATTTCGCTGTTCAACTCATTGTAAAGGTTCAATAATTCACCTTCTGGAAGAGTGTCTTGGTCTTTGTTGTCTTTTATCAAATGCGTTTCCAAACCCAACTGTAAATTTTGTAGTCCTATTTCTAATTGTTCAATATTCACTTCCATTATTATAATATAACATTAGATAAAATATCATTTAATACAAGATGGTCAATGCCATCAAGCCTCCAATTATTGCTAAATTTTTGTCAAACAGCAATTTCATCATTCCTTCTTTACTATGATACAACAATGTTGCTAAAATAGTAAAAATCAACAACGAATATATCGCTACGCGAGCTGCACCAAACAAAATATGTTCCAACGGTGACTACTGTAATCTGGATTTAACGACGACGTTTTCTTTTGCGTGATTTTCTCGCTTTCTTGGATGATCTCCTTTTCTTAGATTTTCTACCTTTCTTGGATTTTTTGGATTTCTTGGATTTTCTCGCTTTCTTGGATTTTCTCGCTTTTCTTCTTTTACGGCCTCCAGTAGTAACACTTTTGCTAGTAGTTTCAGGAACGATCCGAAATGTTTTCGCCGTCCTCTTCAATTGGCCCTGGCCCTGCTTTTTCAACACAAGGGGTGCCTCAACTTCTTCGCGAAGTTTCTTTAATTCACTTTGGACCTTTGGGTCTTCGCTTTCGCGCCACCTTAATTCATCACTTTTGCGTTGCTGTCCGGGCCAACTAAATATGTCGTACGCCTTTTTTTCTGTCATTATTATAATATAACATTAGATAAAATATCATTTAATACAAGATGGTCAATGCCATCAAGCCTCCAATTATTGCTAAATTTTTGTCAAACAGCAAATTCATCATTCCTTCTTTACTATGATACAACAATGTTGCTAAAATAGTAAAAATCAACAACGAATATATCGCTACGCGGGCTGCACCAAACATCATTGGAATAAAATACGACAATATCAAGACCAATGGAGCACCCATTTCTACTCCTATCGCACCCATGATTGCCAACTTATAAAACATCTCCGGCATCTTTTTCACCGGAAACGCACCCTTAAATCCCTTCACCGTTGACCCAAAATTATTTATTTTATTGATTCCCGCCTTTACAAAAATCAAACTCATCAATATTGTTGATATTAATAACCACATATAGTATATAGATGGAATTAATTTTCAGATTTTTTGATAAAGAAGAGTGGAGTACTTACGGTACTCTAAACGTTATTATCCCCCTGGTGATTTTTATTTTATTTAGACAAAAACTAACCGCATCTTTATTGATTTTCATGTCTTTACTAGGAATGATGCACGGTGACCTTTTAGCTAAAATATTATTCACTGGCTTTCTAAATTTTTTAGTTTTTGAAAATAGTCTAGCTTGGATTGGTAGGAGTATTCTTTTAGTGATTTCAGTTGTACTTATGCATATGGTGCCATACAAAAATCCAGTTCATATGACTGTATATAATAATGAATTAGCGATGAATATGACACGCGCGGTGATTATTATATGGATTAGTTATATTCTTTATTTAATTTTAAAACCATTGTATAAAAAGTATGTCGCGGGTTAATAATGATGAATTCACGAAGAAAATCAACGAAAAATTTGATTCAATTGAACAAAAATTGGCAAGCATTGAAAATAATATTAGTAAGTTATTAGACATGCAAAAAAATGTAAATAAAAATGCTGAGAAAATGGGCGAACATATCGATTTCGTTGAAAACGTATACGATAATGTAAAAAATCCCCTTGGTTATATTTGTAACAAGGTTAGTTACCCTGGTGGGTAGTGATAATTATTCCCTTGAAGATGTAAATAAAAAAGGTGTTAGTGTTAGTGAAAATGAAAGTGAGAGAATAGTGAAAGAAGAAGAAGAAGATAAACTTACCAGTGATTACAATAGCGATTTTGAAGAATTTGAAACGTTTTCACATTTTGAAAATGACGAAGTTGATGCGAGTATGTACAATTAATTAATCTGTATCTAGCACTACATTTTTTGAAGGATGTATCAATTTTGGTGGCGTTAAACTAAACCCATCTTCAACATCATCGTCATAATTTAACTCTTGTGCTACAGCGCGTGTTAGTCCCTGCGGTGGTGCTAATTCTCCGATATCATCTAATACTTGAGCATTTGCACGTCTCAACATTGGCAACCTCCCGAATTGTGTCATTGGAGGATACGGTGTAGCATCTAGATTATTCTCCATTCTATGAGGGGCCGAACTATGTCGCTGTAAATGTGTAAAAGCCGGTACAGTATTCGCATCATTTTCCTCCATTTGTGTTAGATTTTGACTGACGCATCGCATTGCACTTAATACGGGCATAGGCAGATCTGGATCATCGCCTGCTTCACCACCGAATGTAAGTGATTGGTCCGTATTGAAACCAAATCTCGCACCAGTTTTGATTGCGTCTTGATTTGCTCCCAAGAAGATACACTGGATGTTGTGCTTACTCTTTGCTATTTCAATTGCTTCATGCAGCTTTCTCGCCGGCTGATGTGACATGTTATCATCACCATCGGTCAACAAGAAGAACCACGCTGTTATCTCTAAATTGTGCATCTCCATTAAGTCGTCGTTTTCTTTTTCGATCTGTTTTTTCTTTTCGATCAACAGATTGATTTCGTACAATGCTGTGTCTACCAAGCGAGTTGCACCATCTGCTTGAAGATCAATTGTATTTGCATCCACGTCGGAAATGTTCATGAAATCCGTTCCATAAACTACTTTTTCGTCGGCTATTTTTGGCAATATTTGTTTCGCAACACTGTCAAATGTAGCTAGACGGAATGATGTTTCCATATTTTTGTCTGTCGCTTGTTTTTGACGGTCTTGTATTAATTCTTTTAATCCGGTTACCAAACCGTTTAATATACCCTTCATTGAACCCGAAGTATCAACTAGGGCAGTTCCTACTGAAATTTGTTTTGTCATAAGTGAAGTCATAATGTATGTTAAGCTATATATCATTCATTAATAAATAATTAATTCAATTTATTTATTAATGTAATTAAAGTTGTGTATTATTTGCTGCCACAGGAATAGGGGGAGGATTAAATGTTGCAGTTGTCACAGTGGATTCCCCCTTGATTATTTCATTGCTACTTGGTGTTATTTTATTTCCGGGGTGGTTTTTGTTTTCCACATTATTTTTTGTATCTTCAACTTCATTATTGTTTTTCACCACATTCACCATATTTCTTTTTATATTTTGATTTTGCAATAAGTACAAACATAAATGAGGTAATATAGCTACGTTATTCATAAATGTACGATACTTAAAAACACATATAGAGGATAGTTTATTATATTTGATAGAATATAACCAATATGGTGGTATAACCAACATCTGCCCCTTGTTAATTTCAATGTCAAGGACTTTTACCTTGCCAAAATCATTTTTATATTGAGATTGCACATTCCAAGGATTGATTAGCGAACGAAACTCAAAGTTATCATAATCTTTTTGAATGTACAGGTATTTATGACTCTTGGGTGGTATCAATTTCACTGTTATCTTACCCGATGTTACAAAGTAAAAATTTCTGAAATTCATATTATATCGTAATGGTGTTTCCGCGTTTATTGTACCAGATTGGAAATCATATAAACAATTTGAAACCAATGGTGGTCTTAGAAAGGCATCATTATATTGAAATTTCTTTACTACCCCAGTTTCTTGAAGGAAATCACTGTTATTTTCTGTTATGTATTTTCCATCCTTTTTTTGAAACAGTTGGATACTTTCATTTAAAATAAACGGTAGATACATTTCACTGTTATCATCTATTACACCAGGTTCGCGCATTTTTACATCAAAAGCACCATAATTATCAACCAAATTCGTTAAATTACATTCTTTCAACAAAAGTTCATTATCAAAATTAAATAAAACAGGTTGTCTTAAATTACATACCTCTTCCAATTTATCCTTTGATGGTTCTTCTATAGTATATAATTCTAAATCATTACTGGTTTTCAAATGATAGTAAATATGTAAATAAAAAAATAATACTAATAAAAATATTAGAAATTGAAAGAATAATTTCATTAATAATTTTTTAGATATTATTATCTATTATTTTCCGTATTGTATAAATTAAAAGTCATCTGTATTTTCATCTTCCTTTGGTGCCAACGCCATTCGTATACAGCTAAAGTTTTTTATTTGAAGTAGGTCTTCTTCTTGCGTTGATTTAAAATCAATTTCATCAATTATGTAATTAATTATTATCGGTTTATTATTGGAACATGATATATGCAAATAAGGTGCAATTTTATCTAAATTCACTATATCGTGCAAGTATTTTGTGTCAAATCGCACATTTAAATTCGTATCTTCCAATATGCCAAAATATTTTACATTTTCATCCTTTATTTTTACAGTCATTTTACCAGTTAAAGTGCCTGTACCTGTTAATTCTAAATGGTCTTCGTCTGAATTACAAACAAAATCCACGTTATCGCTAAACAATGTCATCTCACTTATCAATCGTTTAAATTCCGATGTTTCTATTAAAAGGTCCAATTCCGCTTCTTCTATCGGAACTTCTAGATTATTTGGGTCCATATCCAGAAGACGAATCTCAAATGACTTATCCATATCATTACTATTAACAAAGTTGACAAACATGTAATCCGGTTTATCTGGTTTTAATACTATTTCCAATTGTTGCCCATCACGAATGCACGAAAACAACTTAAATATCAATTCACAGGATAATCCCAAATTAAAATATCCAGGGTCCTTTTTATCAAATTCATATTTATCAAACCATTCGCTCTTTATATTTATATCAAACAAGCAAATATTTGCTGTATCTAATCCTTGTGTATGTAAACCATCGCTTTTTACAGTGAGTAATACATCTTTTGAGATATTATTGATATATTTAAATATATTTGTAAATTTGATTACTTTTGTCTTGTTTGATAGTACTAGTTTCATTATATTATTTAATTTAATAATATAATCATTAAATACTTTCAATTAATTTATTGTTCCCTAATTTCGAGCTGGACATTGTTTGATTTCATTCCATCAATATCTTTTCTTAATTTATCAACTACGCTTTTCAGTTTTTTTACTGTTTTAACAACACTTCTAGATACATCTTCACCAGGCTCTATGGATTCTTCGGGTTTGCTCGTCGAAGCACTCTTTTTCATTTCTTCTTCCATTTTAAAAATCCTCACATTGGTTTCATCACGAAACAATTCAAATTGTTGTTGTACTGTTTTCAATTGTTCCTTCATAGTCGTATTTTCACTTAACAAAGCTTTGTTTTTCAAATCCAATTCGTTTACAAAAGTTTCTAAATCTTTTCGCTTATTTTCAGATTTTTCTATTTTGTCAAACATTTGTTTTTCTACTAAATTTAAATTATTTGTGCAAGCATTGATTAGTTGCTCATTGCGAGCATTCACTTTGTTATTTTCAGACATCATTTGTTTAACTTCATCCGTTGTTTTAAGGATTTTTTCATTATCAGTCTTTAAATCAATCAATCTCTTTTCATGCCATTCCAATACTTGATTGGAATTAACATTATTTTGAACTGTGTTTGCTACTTGTTGTCTGTTTTGTGTTTTTTGTTGAATTTGTTGCCTTAATTGGGCACTATTTGGGTCAACAACACGATTTCTTCTTACGTTCATACGCCATGACATATAATAAATTATTGTGATTTTTTTTCCTAAAATATCACGAATTATTACTAATTAAGCCTTCATATCCATTGAAATTTTTTCGTGGTATTTGTAATTCTTTATTTTAATATCCTTCATTGTATAATCTTCTATATCCGTATATTTATTTGCTATTTCTATTGTTGGAAAATTGTATGGCCTACGTAAGATTTGTTTATTTAATGCTGAAATATGCTCTTCATAAATATGTGCATTACCAATATGGTAATGGAATTTTGTCGGTTTTAATCCCGTCATTTTACCTATTATATGTGTAAGGAAACTATATGATGCTATATTAAAAGGTACTCCTAAACCCACATCTCCACTGCGTTGATACATAGAACAATGCAATTCATCTTCTAAGACATTAAATTGTGTTAATACGTGACATGGAGGTAGTGCCATTTCATTAATTTGTATTGGGTTCCAAGCTGACATGATTAACCGGCGTGAATACCGCGTATCAGGGCTATTTAATGAATCTATTATATATTGCAATTGATCTGCTCCCTTTCCCGAATAATCTGCTTCGCTATCTGTATATGTTGCATTGAAATAACGCCATTGATGACCATATACTGGTCCCAAATCATCTTCTTTTAAATGATATAATCCTCTTGAATCTAAAAACTCCCTTGATGCATTATCGTTCCATATCTTTACATTTTGGTCTTTTAATAACGTATTGCTTGTGTTTCCATTGATAAACCAAAATAGTTCTTTTAAACATGTTCGCCAGGCGACTTTTTTGGTGGTTAATATTGGCATAATAGAGTTATCCAGGTCAAAATTCATATTAGCGCCTATAATACATCTGGTTTTACCATTTCTCGTATTTACTGTTTTACCTTGTTTTACTATACGAGATATTAAATTAATATATTGATATTCTTGATGATTTATAATTGTGCGAAACATTTATGTTATATATATATTTATTTAATCTTATTTTAATTTCTTTTTATAAAACATATGGAAGCAATTGATAATAATGTACAGAAATTAACACAGAAAGATTTCGTTAAACATGTTTTTAATTTTGACAGTGATACAAAATCAGAGTTAATGAATATTGTACAATATGTGGCTTTAGCATTAATTCCCGTTACTATTCTAAATAATGTTGTAAAACACGTGATTCCAGAAGCCGATCAAACCAAAACAACTTTAGAAATAGTTATTGAAGTTTTAGGACAAATAGTTATTGTTTTACTTGGTTTGTTCTTTAGTCATCGTTTAGTTACTTATTTACCAACTTATAGTGGTAAAGAATATGTTGATGTTAACTTAATACCTATTATTTTGATCACCCTTGTACTTATGTATGATATTCAAGGTAAATTAGGAATGAAAATTAACTTTTTATCCCAACGTGCTAGTGATATGTGGAATGGACGACAAGAAAATATGGCTAATAAATCAGAAGAAAAGAAAAAGAAGACAAGCAATAAAGTAACTGTATCGCAACCAATTTCAGAGGGTATGCGCAGTGGTCGCTCAATGCCTCCTTTACCTGTTAGTAATCCTAGTCGTGCTCCTACACATAATGGTGGTAGCAATCCAAATATTCAAGATGAAATAGACCACCATGAAGCCTCTCAAACCGGTCAAGGTAATTATCATCAAGATTCGGGATATCCAGGTTTGGTTGGAGCAGCTGAACCAATGGCCGCAAATGAAGCTCTTGGTGGAGGTTTTTCTAGTTGGTAAGTAAACTCGCCCCGGGTGCTGTGTCCTGCTAATATTTTTAAGGTTTTAATGCAAAAAGAAATAACTTGAACTAATTTATTATTATAATAATAATTATAATAATAATTATAATAATAAAAATTATGAGCATCTCCTTGAAACAAAAAATAAATGACATTGAAAACTTTATAATCAAGTATTATTCATTAAAAAAAGAAGATGATGTGAAAACCATGGCAGACATCATAATTATGGCAGTAGCGCGAAATGAAATAGATTTTCAAGAATTCCTTGATGACATGAAAAATAGGAAAATATTAGATATAGCGAAATTTAATAGTACGAAAAACGGTAATATATTTATGGATTTTATTCCAAGTAAATATCGGGATATTGCTGTAAGATGTTTAGAAATTAAGGTTGGTTCAAATGGTGGCATGGCGAGTATTGGAAAAGGAGAATGGTTAATATCTTTGATGTCAGGCATAGACCCTACAACGAACACACCATGTGCGAAAATGATTAAGAATGGACGGGGAGATATTCAATTCAAAAAAAAAAATTGGGAGATCAAATTCAACGGTGGAAAAATTTGTTGCAATCAAACACCGGGCACAGAAGTCCAAAACAGGTTTATAGCCTTATTGAAAGATGAAGGAATGCTTATCAATGAAGACGATCCCTTGGCAAAATGGATTCCTTTTCGCGTGACAGACAAATATAGTGATGAAGAAAAAAATAAATATAATGCTAAGTATTATCAAGCTATTACAAAAGAAAAACATGATTCTCTGACAGATAATGAACTGAAAAAATTATTCATTAATCAAGCATATAAAAACTGCTTCAATAAAAGCGATACAATCATAATCTTCAATAAAAATGGAGATTTCATAAGGTTTGATAATATACACGAAGCAAATGAATATTATGCAGATAAATTACATTTGCTTAGAGGCAAGAACGGATTTGAAATTCGTGCCAAACAAAAAAACCCACCCTCTTTATATTGTTATGTATTTAAATAATATAACTATTGCATAATGGTCTATGACCTATCTTAAATCTACCTGAATACATATAATTTTTTTTAAATTCATCACTATTCATAAAATTAACTACTTTTTCAATATCTACATCTACATCGGGTTTAGGTAATAACATAATTAAACTTCCTCCAAAATATTCTACTTTTCCAATAAACGCTACTTCTGCGTTTCGTGTAAGAGTTGATACATAAATACAATCTCTACCTACATTGTTCTCAATTTTTTTTTGATTCCTTGGCGCTCCCCATTTAAACCAATTATCTTCGGTGAATTTTTTTATTTTTCTATTAATAAGTGTTGTTTTATTTGCAAGCATGTAAGCGTTTACCTTTTCATTGACTGTTGGGAATTCATCAATAAATATATATTTATCGCGTTGGTCTTTTTTATTTAATAATGTTATATTTCCTAGTTCTTTATTTTTATATATATTTTCTTTTCCTGTTACCATTCCAACATATACATCAAAATAATCACTCACCATATTCATATCATCTACATTTTTTTCGTAAAAAGTTATTATTCCATCTGTATTCATTATAAATTTTTCTTCATTATTAACTTTTATTTTATTTGATAATGTAGTATCCTTACAATACCGAAATACGATAACATCTATGCTTGCCCCCTCGAATAATGACTCGTTATTTGGATGTATTATATCAGTAAATGTTCCATTCTTCATCATCTTATTAATAACTTTCTTAGCACTGGTTAATTTAATAAAATCACTAGGTACTATAAATATTAATTCACCTTTATTTTTTAATAATTCGTAACATTTATCTATGAAATGGATATATAAATTTCCACTTGGCGTTTTTACATAAGGTGGATTTCCTATAATTGTTTCGTATTTGCATGATATTTCTTGTTCCAGGAAATTTCCAAAACGAATATTTTTTACACTAATGCTTTCCAAAAAATCTAATTCCTGGTCAATTTCATATAAATCAAATTTCATTTTTGGATATTTTAATAAAACGTGATCAACCAAATCACCGCGTCCGACCGAAGGTTCTAATATGATAGATGGTTCATTTTTTATTAGATTACATACACAAGTTTTAAGATATATATTCTTTGTAAAATATTGTCCTAGATTATGTTTTAACATTTTATATTATAAAATATTTATATTTATTATAATTCAATTAATTATTTATTCTTTGTCTTTTAATAGATTTGGTGTAATCGCGCTCTCTGTTCCAAGATTCTTTTTTATTATTTTTTTATTATTCATCCCATCCTGTCCACCACTAGCACACATAATATTTTGAACCAATGCGTGCCACTCCTGGCGAAGTTTCTCATTTTCAAGATAATTCGGATTTTCTTGTTCCCACAATTTCAAACTTTGTATTTGTTTCATACTTATATCATGAATACTCTTATCTATTTTTTCATGTTCGTCATCTTCATTCCACATATCTTCGTCTTTTACATAGAATTGTAGTTTTTTAGTATCACTGCAATGAATAGGTCTCTCTGTTGGTGTCATCTGTTGTAAGTGCTTTATAAATATATTACTTAATCCTTTTGCATAGCCATTATCCTTTGTGTAAATTAAATCTTCTATATTAATTTGTATTTGATTCATAAAATCGGTCAAATTAATGGCATCTTTGCATTCTTCATTTAAAAATACATTAATCGTCATTTGTTTGTTACCGCAATTTTTATATATAGTTTGAGTGTATTGTTTTTCCTTTGATAATTCAAGTAATTGTTCATACATCATTTTATTTTGTTGTACTACACCCAATATCATATCTTTAATATTTGGATCATCGAAATTTTCTTCCGTAATATTGCTATTTTTTATATTAATAACATTATTTTCTTCATCATCTTCTATTATGTAATTTTTCTTTAATTTTTTATAGGTAATATGCCCTTTACACTTATTTCTATGTCTCGATAGTCCACTCATATATTTATAACTCTTATTGCACTGAAAACAAATATATGGTCGGGATAAATTATCATTTTCACCCATTGGATTTTTGGGTTTTTTTTTGTTATCATTGTTATCATTTTTCCATTTTTTATGTTTGCGGGTTGATAAGTGTCTATCATAATCTTTCTTATTAGACGTTAAGAAGTCACATTTTATACATATATATTTTTTGGGGTTTTTTGGGGTTTTTTTTGTTATCATTGTTATCATAGTAAAGGATAATAAAAAACCCCTAAATTGTTTTTAATTTAATTAACAAAAAACACGGGGGATGCTAAAATAAAGGTCTTTAAGTTAAAAAAACATTAATTGGTTCGCAATTTAAAGACTAGTGTTCGCTGTGCCTCCAGATAAAATACTGAAAAAAAGGCTCTATGAATTTTTTTGAAATTTTCTTTAAGTGTTTTTGTGCATTAACTCAATAAATTTGATTTTTTACTTAAATAAGATGAAATCCACATCCTCTAGTCCCCTCCATGAGGTCGAAAAAAAACCCCAGACTGAAATGGAAATTACCGAATAGTTTATTATCATAATATGTAATATTTATCGATAGTGGTTGAGTGGTACAGTCATTATCATTTTTGGTCAAAAAAATGCTATCCTCTTATTTTGAAAAAGTTGCAAAAATATTTTTTACTGATAGTCGTTTAAAATGTAGCATAAAAAATTTTTGGGGTTTTTTTGTTATCATTTAAAAATGCTACAACTTTTTGATTTTTTTGTGGAGGTACATGTTTTTGCGGCTTTTAAGTATGCGTTTTGAGGTATTTTGACATTTATTTTTTTGCAATATAGAGGTCTTTAAGTGTTTTGATATATTATATTAGTTTTTAATATAAAAGAAACGAATCGCTCATCCTCGTTTTTTGAATTCATTTCGTAACTTTTTTTAGAAAAATATTTTGAAATTTTGGATTTTTTGAAAATGGATTACGAAAATCGAGGATAAACTTTTCGTTTTGAAAAAACACTTTAAGTATCTGTGAAAAAATATTATTTATTGTGTTTTGGGTATAAAGACCTTTAAGTGAAATAATAAGTAATTTATTTTTCAAATATAAAGAAGGAGAAATGTGTATCCCCCGGTTTTTTTCTTTAAACCGAATAGAAAATATGTTATTTAATAGTCTATAATACTTAAAGAAATCAATTAAGAATAAAATATTGTAAGATTATATGAATAATATAGAATTGCTTGATGCTCTAGAGAATGAGACAAATGCTTCAATAATGAAATTAACCAATAACAAAATAAAAGAAATCAAGAATAATATATTGCAAAAATTACAATTGCCCAGGGAGAAATTAAAAGAGTATCATAAAAAATTGAAAGATTACCGATACTGTAGTGATATGAATGATCTACAAGATGGGTTTTTTATTAGGTGGATATCATTAAAAAATCCAGAAAAAATTAAGTTGACGAATGGGACTCATGTGTGCGACATATTATTTGAAAATAATATGTTACAAGTATTGTGTAGAGGTATAAATGGTCGTATATTTAAAATAAGATTTGATGAATGTATCATTTTTCAAAAATTATCTGACCAGGAGAAGGTTATTTTATCTGTTTTGGATTATTTGGATAAGTGAAATACTTTATCTGAACCGTAAACTAAATACCCAAGTATAATAAAGTATATAATTACCGGTATTTCTTTTCCATCAAATCGTTTAAGTATTTTTGCGCTACCCTGGTGCCATATTCGATAAAACAATCATCAACAACAATAAAAAAGTTAAAACAGCAATGATAACATATTTTACCGGTGGATTTTGTATTGGCAACCTAAATTCTTTATTTTTAATATTTCGGTTATTTTTGATATAACGATAAATATTCATTCCGATTTTACGTATGGACCATAATATCCCCCAGGATAAACCTCCAATTAAAGCTATATTTACTGTATCGTATTTTTTATATAAACCATTTCTAATAAAGAAAATTGCTACAATCCATCCAAAACATCCTATTAAAGCTTCAGCGAATTCCGTATCATTTAATATAATCATCTTATATTATCATTATATTAAATTAATTTTGTGGGATTTCATATACATCTACATTTTTATTAGGCATATCTCGCGCGTGTCCATGTGTGTAACAAAAAGACTGGTCTGCTTCACCATAATTGCAAATAAAATCTTCGGGTTGAATATAATATTGACCTCCATAATCAATATCTATAATAGTCAAGACACCACTATCATCATCATAATTATCTAATTGTATCTCGCTTTTATATACATCACCATCACTATACATATATCTATTAAAGACTAACGAAGTATTATTGTCCGCATTATTTAAATAATCCACCAATTCTTTAAAATTTAAACCTTTATTTTCTTTTACAGTTTCTTGATTACCATCAACATTAATAGTAATATCATTGCCATCATCAAAAAAAGGAGGAAATGCTATAGCATTTTGTGCAACAGGCTGTAATGCTGTATCTTCGGGCGTTGGTTCAGGTGTTTCTAAATTACCCGTGTCAATATCTCCAATATCTATTTCAACCGGTTTAGTTGGCATTCCCTTTGCACTTCTTTTCCTTTTTGATCTTTTTTTCTTTTTTAATTTTTTTGACTTACGTTTTTTTGCGGATGTTAATCTTTTTTTACTGCATCGTGACACTTTAATTCCCTTTGTTTTTAATAGTCGTTTTCCTATACGTTTCATTTTTTTGGTCATTTTTTTATTTTTAGATGAAAAACAAATCATATTTTTTTTAACTCTTTTTTTGCATTTTCTGGTTTTCTTTGTAGCTGTTCTTCTTTTAGTATTAGTCTTTTTATTGATATTTCTTTTTGATGGCATATATATTAACAATAGAAATTAAACATATCATAGAATTTTTTTACGCGTCTTTCTTAAAGCCCTCCCTCTTTTATTTTGTATGAGTTTTACTCGTTTTTTACAAGTAAACCGGTATAACTTTAATCCCCTTGCGTTTCAATACACTGTTAATACATATCCCTATACTAGCTTTTTCTTCCAATTTTACTTTTTTTATACATGAACACAGTTTTTTACCAATTAGTCTTTCTACCTTGGCCTTCCTGGCTGATTTTAATTTTGGAACCGTTTTTCTGTAAAATTTTAATATTTCTTTGTAGTCATTGGATGTAAGATCCATTAATATATATATTAAACATATTTAATTACTTTCGTACATATAATTATATATGAAACATATTATATTTGACTTAGATGAAACTATAGGCACATTTTATGAATGTTCTATGATATATGAAGCTTTGGCACATACGTTAAAGAAAAAGATAAAAAACAGTGATTTTTTCAAAGTGATCGATACCTTTCCAGAATTTTTTAGACCAGGCATATTCGATATTTTTAACTATCTGAAGGATATCAAAGATATAGAAATTAATTTATATACAAATAATCCCTATAAAATGTGGGTGTATATGATAAAAGCTTATATAGAAGAAAAAATAGGAAAAAAGATTTTTAAACACGTCATTTATGGATGGAAAAAGTTTGATGGAACAAATGCAGATACAAGAAGAACAACAAATGCTAAAACATTAACAGAATATAATAGGATAATTGATAATAAAAAACGCTTGAAAATGCTGTTTTTAGATGATACATTGCACGCACGAATGATAGGTGTAAATATGACTTACTTACATTTAAAACCATATAAAATAGGTAAACCAATAAATTATTTTATAACGAAATATCTTAATTC